CTTTTTTTTGCGATTTTTTCAGAACTTATTGAGGTGAAAATATGCTTAAAGAAAATGTGCAGGAATTATGCAAAGAAAAAGGAGTATCTTCAAACGTTGCAGAGAAAGAATTAGGATTCGCTACTGGATATATTGCAAAATTAAACGCATCAAATCCAAATCTTTCAAAGCTTACGGCAATGGCAAAATATTTTAATGTATCTTTGGATTATTTGGTTTATGGAGAAAGTAAATTTGATTATGAAAATTTCTCTGCGTTGAGAAAAATAAGAAATGATTCTGATCTGATGGAATCGTTAGAACTGTATTTTTCTATGTCCACAGAAAATAAGAATAGAGTTCTTAATTATATTAACCTTGTCGGAGAGGGGAAAATATAATGAGTATTGTATATGGATTTGATATAAATAGAGTTATGCATATAATAAAAGATAATTGCTCAACCGGTTTGTCTATAAACTATACTCATATCCTTAGAAAGTTATATGAAAAATACCCTAAAGTAAAAAGATATCACTCAAAAAGTTTTGTTGAAAAAACTTTAGAAATTATATGCGCTAATAATTATATAACAACATCAAAATCAACTTTAGAAGGATTTCCAAACATTCAAATTACAGATGCTGGGAAATTTTATTTCATTTCTTATAAGAAGAAAATCAAAGATTGGTTTTTTACTAACATAATAGCTATATTTGCCCTAATAGTTTCAATTATTTCATGCTTTTGTTGATAACTTCTGCGGCAGCAGAAAGAGAATTAAGGGAATTGCAAAGCACGTCCAGTTCTTTCCTTTTTCTCTCTTTTTCTCTGCTGTCGTTCTCTGATTCATATTCCTTTGTTTTGTAAAATATCATGGAATATATTTCACAAATAGAATCTTGAAGTATGATAGGCTTGTCTCCGGTAATGCAAATATCTTTGTCTATTTTTATTATTCGCACGGCTTAACATCCTCCCATACATCTTTTACAAAAATATAGATACATTTCAAAACTCTGTTTATCTGAATATTGTTTAGTATCCTTGCAATTTCCTCTCTGTAAAATTCATTGCTTTCGTTCATCGTAACAACACCCCTCTCCCCTTTAATTCTCCGCAGAATCTAAAGTAGCGATACATCACATTATAGAACATATGTTCTTAACAATCAATATATTTGACTCACGTTTTTTATTGTTGTAAAATATCAACAAAAGAGGACGGTGAAAACGCCAATAAACACCGCCCTCGCCAGAACTTGAAGTCCCTTGAAACAAGGGATGTTACAAGTGTATCATGTGAAAGGGGGATAATAAACATGATGAAAAAAGACCGAATCAAAGAAATATCGACACATCTATCAGTCAACCGTGTAAATTATATGTTAAGTTTTCGTGGGAATCTCCATGAATTTCTCAATGAGCCGGACATGACGGTTTACAAGCTTGCTGATGAAGCTAATTTGCCTTATTCTACGCTTAATTCACTACTATACGGTAATTCCAACGACACAAAGCTATCGACCGCTGTTGCGCTTGCCAGAGCCTTTGGAATCAGTGTAGATGAACTGGTAGGTTGCGGCACTATGGAAGATAAGATGTTGGAATCTATAAAGATATGCCGCAGTCTGCCGGAACACTCTCTGTACCTTATCCGCTACTCCATCCGTCACCAAGATAAAATCTATTCCAGTCTTGAAAAATCACACAAGTATATTTCTGTCCTTAAACCGCAACTTGTGAATGGAATTATAGCCACCACAAACGCTGTAGAACCTATTTGCATAGACAAATTACCGGAAGATATAAAATCCAAGACTTATATCGGTTTGAAAATTCCCTGTGACTACTATATGCCGTTTTATCTGCCTGGGGAAATTGTTCTCCTTGCAGCGGATCGGGAACCACAAGACGGTGAACGATGTATTGCAACAAGTAATGGTGGGATACAAATTGCCGTAAAAACCCATATAATAGAATATGGCGTTAGAAAATGGAGATATGTTTCGCTCATGTCTCCGAACAGTATACTTCCGGAACACATAATTGATGACATGATAGGATATGTGGTTGGTTTTGTCAACAATGACGGTGACTGGGGAATCAGATAAATAGATTAAGAGCATGGCTTTTACACCATGCTCTTTTTTGTTGTTATTTCGCAAATATTTTTTTATGACTGCTTCTGTAAATGGCAAGTTAATGAAGGTGATCTCTCAGGTAGACGTAGTAACAACGTCTGATGCAGGTACTATTTTTATTTATGACATCCCGAAGGGAACTCATCTGTATTCAACTTGCTCTGACACAAACCTGTGGGTGCGAACATACTATACAAAAAACTATCTAGTACTGGGTGTAGCAAACTATAATAATGTAAATATAGCTAACCAAGAAGTAACTATTGAGACATTTTGGCTTGTTAATGTTTAAGTTTAGCTTTTGATAAAAACAAGCAGTGCGTCATAATATATCTCTCCCGTAAAATCTTTAGAGGTAGCGTATATTTGAGTATAATAATAGCTCATAGTAATATCGACTGTACATTTTGGAGTAAGAAACAAACCGACAAGTACATATCCGTCCGGAATATAAGTGTCAATTGACCCAAAGCAAACTGTAGATCCGCCAACCACGTTGCCATTCCACGTGTAAATGGAAAGTCTAATCCTTTGATCGTAGTTTATAAATGAGTTTGCTAACTTGCTATTTACATCACTTAATCCCCCAGTGATAGTACCGTCACCAATAGTCGAAATATCGGTAGTTCCGATAAGGCTTATAAGTGATTTAATGTTTTTTACAGCCAGTTTAATTTTTCCCAAAATAGATGATAACTTTTCTCCTGTCGTTAATTCCTCTAAAGTTGTTGCTTCTTCAAACGCCGCAGTCAAATTACTACCATCACCAGTTTTGGTCAAATAGTTTGTCAAATCTGTTTTTGGAATTTCATCTATTTTTTTATCAACATCGGTTTTGTCATAGTAATTTGTCAAATTAGAAACTGATTTTGTAATGTATCCTAGATCATTTTCTAATTCGCTGACTTTTGTAGGTATACCGCCTGTTTGCTGTTTTGCCTGCTCCATATAATACTTTGCGTTATCTGTATCTTCTCCTTCTCTTGTTCCGGTTCCACCTACGGCATAAGATTCAGCCAATACAGATTTTGCATTTGCGGATTGCGCATAAGCAGATGCATTTGCGGATTCTACTCTAATATCTGCTAAATAATTAGGCTGAAGCATATCATCTGTTACTGATCCTGTTTTTATCGAAAAAGAATAAGTCTTATTCTTTCCAGTACCAGTCACGGAGACAGTTATGGTTGCAGAATCTTCAAATGTCAACACCGGAATCATAGAACCAATATCAGCTGTAAACTGTGTTCCATCTTCTGTAGTCATGGTAATGATTCCGTCATCAGACATGGAAAATTCGACAGGTATTTTTTCAATATTAAGGTCAAAAATTACTTTTTCACCATTGTACTTTGTAATAGTAATAACACCGGTTGTTTCATCCATAGTCCAATCAGCAATATTTCCGTTTATTGCAGACTTGTCTACTTTTAAGGCATCCTGTAATATGATACGGTTGTCCAACGCATCAATAGCAGAATCCATCTGATTAAGATTGTATGCATCTAAATCCGTGTTTTCACTTGGATAATCTTCCCAGTTAATTCTGGTATAAACCTTATTCAGCGCCATCTGCAGATACCTCACTTTCTTTTTCTCTGTTTCTTTCTGCCAACTCTACATTGATTTGATTATCTGCAGCTCTGTTAATCTGCCCGGCAATATCATTCACAATGAGCCGCTTAATCTCCATCGGTAGACCACATCCGTTAAAAAGATTTACAATAGACTGTTGAAATTCTCTGATTTCTAAGCTGTTCATATTCCTTCTCCTATCCTATGAGATTGTATGCCTTAAGAGCATCTATCAAACTGTTAACTGTGGTAGCAATACTATATGTGCTGGTTGAACTTGGTGAAGTGATTTTGCTCACAGTCTTTTTTTGTGCACCATTGCTTCCAAAAAATCCAACATTTCCCAAACTAGATGCTAATTTAACATTTCCTGCACTTGTTATTGCAAAAGCAGTCGTGTCAACTAAAAGTGTCCCATAAATTTTGTGCGTATGTCCTATTGCAAGTTCTGTATCTCCACTTATTTTTACACTACTGCTAAATGCTATAGTTCCTCTTGATGTTTTTGGACTTATTGTATCAAAGTATCCTTGAGGCGCATTTACACTTCCAGTGGTTACAATTCCACTTGCTGTAAGAGTTGTACTGTTTGAACTGTATGTTGCTCTTACTCCTGCTCCATCCATTCCACAAGTATAAGAACCGTATTTCAGCACAATCGTACTATAATCTTGTGATGCTGACTGTAAATTGATAGTTCCTCCGGTTATATCAATGCTTTTTGCAGTAACTTTCCCATCAGCGGTAATAGAAAAGTTGGTAGAATCCAATACAAACCTATTCCCGGAAATACTTACCTGTCCGCTCTCAATGCTCAACTGCGAACTGACATCACCTTTTGAAACTTTCAACTTGATTTGGTCTGCTTGAACTGAGATTGCCGCCGCCAATTCTACTTCTGCATCTATTGCCCTTTTTGCTTCAAGTTCAATCTTCCCGGCTGTCTGTGTAATTTTTGTATCCAGTCCACTTTCTACATCCTTGATCTCAGATCGTGTTTCCTCAACAGTACGTTCTAACTCATTTGTTTTTCCACGGAGTTGAATTATACTTTTGTTAATTCCATTTACCTGTTCACTGTACTTTGGAGATTTTCCGCTTGCTGATATGGTGTCTGTCGGTTGTTGGATTCCTTTGTATGTTCTGCTCAACACATAGCTTTCTATGATTTCTTTAGCCGTATATACATTGACTGCTTCTCCAAGGCTCAAACAAGGATTTCCTATTTTTTCACAGTTATAAGGTCTATATTTTACAACTTTAATAACCTCATACAGATTTCTTGCAACCGTTTCTAGGGCATCTGCACCCATTCCATAAACAAGGAAATTATCTTGCAAAATATAACTGTTGTCGTTCTCGGTAATCTCTGTATCCGGGTAAACTGCACCAATATCATTTTCTGATTGTCTTATCTGAACTTTTGTAACTTTTTGGCAGACAAAATCTTCATATTTAACTGATTTGTATTTTCCACCAGTAACCTTTTCTTTTTCAGAACCTTTTCTAGGGTATAATCCTTTCTGTGGATATAATCCTTTCTGTGGATATAAACCGGATATTATTTCTTTAAGGAAAACATATTCAAATTTTCCATCATGGTTAATGTGGCCAAAGCATCCATTTATTGAGCAGATTGCTTCCATGACCGTCTGGCCAGACAACTCACTTGGTTTGATTGTTTCTGCCACTTCCATGCTGTCATTAGGTAATGTGATTGCTACTTGCTCAACACCAAAATATGAAAAAAAACTGTCTCTGAACTGCTTTAAGGTCAGAGGAAATTTCAACCCGTTATACCAGGAAGATACTTCTGATTCTCCAATATCGTATATAACGTCATATGCCGTCACATTTCTGTAACGCTTATCATCTGTTGGTTTATCTGAAACGACACGGTATTTGCCGAAAATAAATGGTGTGTCAGTATGTCCATTAATCACAGCAGAAACATTTATCTGTTTCCCAATCATGCTTGTGAACACGTTGGAAATTTTGAATTTTAACTGTGATGCATTGCACTGTCCAAATGTAAGGTAATCATCATCACATAGTATTTCTTTTAATTCAAACTGTTCAAAATGTATTTCGCTGTTGGTGATTTTTACAGACTTGTCCTCTGTTTCAATCGTGATTTCCTTTTTGGATGCACTTTTATCAAACAAATCCGCATAGGTATAGTTACTCATTCGCTACACCTCCGACAAATGAAAATTCTATCTGATTGTATTTAATCTCTCCGTCATAAGTTCCGTAGATTGTAGGCTTTATATCAGCCATATATCCATATTGTGTGACATATTGACCTAAAAATGGAATGTATGCCGTGATATAACATCCCTGTCCCGTTGCATCAATAAAGTTGCTTCGTATTCCGGACAGTAACTCTTGCAAATCGTCATCCGTCAGCATCGCAGGCGTGGAAAAATCAACAATTAATGCTTTTAGCTCCACAGCATTTCTATGTACGTATCCATTTGCATCAGTCCACGGGTCTACATCTTGCATATTTACAGCTGGCTGATAACTTTCAGCGGCTATAAATCTTGACTGGTCAATAACGTAATCTCCAATTTTTAAAAGCCATCCTTGATATGCTGACATACGCCCACCGCCTTATTGCATAAAAATAGACAGCACCCATTCAGAGTGCTGTCTGTGTTAAAATACATATACATTCTTGTGTTTTTGGTTAAATTGCTCTTGACCGTATTGTCTTGCGGCAATTCCAATTTGATCTGTTGTTATTCCAAACTCTTTTTCAAGGATTCCTTGCAGTAGCTGATTATTCTGTCTCAGAAGTGCAATTTCCTGTTGTGCCGTGGAATTGATGGCATCTTTGATTCCAGTGATTTCAACTCCACCGGCAACCGCTGTTTTTCCACCTACTGTTCCGGCAATCTCCGGTATACCGTTCTCTCCTGCCATGAACATCGTATATCGGCTTGGAACGTAACCACCTTTTTCAAATGTAGGTATTCTTCCAACACTAATGTGTTGTATATTATTCGGAACTGCGTCACCAATTTTAGGTATTAACCTTGCTGCAGACATCAAACCATTAATAAGGTCTATGGCATTGTTTATCATGGTTTCTATTCCACTTATTACAAGGTTCAAAGGAGCTATTGCAACATTAGCTGCTGTTTTAAATGCTGTTCTAAACGCCGTTTGAATGTTTTCAAGCAATTTATTCCATTTTGTTAGTCCAAACTGCTCTGAAATTTTTTTCCACCAACTTGAAAATCCTGTTTGGTTCCACCATGTTGTAAAAGAAGTCCATTTTTCAGAAAGTGATGACTCTATAGTTTGACCCATTCCTTGCCACTTTTCCTTTGTGAACCAAGGAGATACATTTTCATTAAACCAGTTTCCAACAAGTGGTGCTATATTGATAAGTGCAGATGACAGACCAAAAGTATCTGACATATCTACTTTTGTATTTTTTATTTTATCAATTAGCCAATCAATTTTATCTCCAAAATCATCAAGAGTGCTATGTTTTGGAAGCAACATTGTTCCTGTCAAGAATCTATACAAATCATTATCTGTTATATCTTTGTATAAATCATCCCACGCAGTTTTTAATGTGGTAAAATCAGTATTTTTTAATGTATCAAAAAAACCATTTTCACCAAACCACGTAAAATTGTCGTAGTACTCTGCGTCTTCTGGGAACAATGCTTTCCCTAAAGATTTTCCTACATTAAATCCAATCTCCCAAGTAACAGCAGCTATTGCAATTGTCGGAACTATTCCTATACTTGATCCTAGTACTTTGGCTGATAACTTGTCCGATATTTTTCCCCATATGATATCTCCAACACCAGTAAACTTTAAAAGACCTATTGCTGTGATAATCGTGGTTTCAATCGGTGCAGCATCAAAACTTCCTTTCCACAAATCGATAGCCGCATCTATGGCAGTCTCTATGAAGTTTCCGGCAGATGTAAACACAGCAGTCCAGTCAATACCAGCAAGAAACTGTCCTATGTTTTGCCCAATCTGATACCAATCTACAGATGCAATAGCATCAGACATCCAGTTAAATATTCCAGTTACAATCCCGGATAAATCTTGTCCGGCTTCAAAGAAATCACCATTGAATAAATCTTTGAATAACTTTTTCACAGGCTCAAGAAGTTTTTCTATCTTATCAGCCCAGCCAAGAGCTGTATTCTGCATCTTGTCAAATGCTTCCTGCCATACTTTTTCGTACTCTGCAGTAGCATCCATGATTTCTTTGGTAAGGTCAATTCCTGCTCCACCAGCACCACTTCCGGAACCACTGGATTTTGGCATTGAAATAACTTTCAATTTATCAAATGCTCTGATTCCGCTTTGAGCATTTTTTGCGCTTGTACCAACTTTATCCAGTGCATCTGCAGTGTCTTCCAACTCTTCATTGTACCCGGATACACCTTGACCGAATGACGAAAAGTCAATCTTGATTCCCAGTAAATTTGCCACACTGACAAGCAATCTCTTAATTGCAATTACGACACCGTTAATAACAGGAAGTACTTTCTGCAATACCGGAATAAACAACTGACCCAGTACCATACCAGCTTCTTTTACGTTGTTAGTAAACTGGCGAATCATGTTACTTGGAGAATTGATTGTATTCGCTAAATCTCCCCATGATACCTTGGACTGGTCTAAGATTGCCAGTAGACGCAACTGCTGTTTCTCTGCCTGTGACATTTCAGATACAGCCTTTTCAATGCCGTATTTGTAAGCATAAGTCTGCAGTGTGGCATTTGTGATATCAATACCATACTTATACAGTGCTCTTGACTGACCGATCAAACCGGACTGTAAGTTTGTTGCGACTGTACTGAAATCCACGTTAAACAGAGATGAAATGTCCCCGGCAAGCATTGTCATGGACTTTGAAATTGCCGTAGTAACTTCTCCGGTCTGCCCTAAAGAGTTGGTAATAGATGCAAGTTGTGAAGCGTACTGCGTAATCTCCTGTAAATTCAGTCCCAGGTTCTTCATTCCGCTTTCAGAAATCAGCCCACCGTCTACATCTACTTTCAGACCGGACATTTTGCCAAGCAGTTCATTTACACGGTTTCCGAAACTCTGCGCATAATCCTCTGCGTTGTCGTAACCGAATTTTTCAAAATCCTTGCCCCATTCCTTGCCGACTTTATTGAATGCTACCGTGTAGTAGTTGAATGCTTCGATATAGTCCGTGGTTCCCTCTATGGACTTCCACAGACTTTTAATTCCACGTATCACAAGAAAATATGTTGCGTAGAATCTGCCGAAAGCCGCAGCAAGGCTGAATGTGCTCTTTGTGGCTTTTTTTGCGCTTGCCGTATAGGTGTTCAGATTACGTCCTAAAGAGTTTGCTGCTCTCCCGGATGCCGCACCAGTAGATGCCAGTCCTGCCAGTGCATTTGTCATGCGGATAATGTTCTCACTGACATTTGGAGCGGTTGAAAGAGTTGTAAATAACTGCTTCAAATTCTTTGCCAGTAAAGGAATGTTTGTGACTGCTCTGCCGGATGCCACACCACCAAGTCTTGAAATCGAAGATGCTATGCTCGCAATATCCCCTACTCCATCTACTTTAGTTCCTGCCATGTCAGCAGAAAAGGTCTTCAATGCAGATGAAATTCTGCTTAATCCGCTTGTATCTATTTTTCCCATTCTGTTAATGGAATTTGTCAATGTGGATATGTTCTTAATACCGCTCGCATTCATGGAACTGGCGGCATTTGCGATACTCTGTATGCTATTAGAAATGCTTGTCAGTTTGGATGTATCAATGGACAAGCTTTTCTGAAAATTCGTAAGACTATTTGCCAACTTATCCAGTGCGTTACTTGCGTTATTCGCATCCGCTTTTATTTTAATCTGCAAAGAATCAATATCTGCCATACCGCACCGCCTTTACCGCAATAAAAAAGGAAGTGTCTGCCACTTCCAAGAAAAAGAGCGGTAAGCTGTGACACCTACCGCTCCTAAAATTACTTTTTGAGATATGCCCTTGTAACCGCACCGACTTTTCCATCTACAGTGATTCCAACACTCTTTTGGAATGCTTTTACTGCATCAGAAGTGGTTTTTCCAAAATATCCGTCAATGTTCGTCTTACCTTTCGCATTTACAGACGGCATAAATCCTTTCCTTACAAGTTCGTACTGCGCCCACTTGACATCGTTTCCCTTCATCATTGCCAGACGCTTGTAATAAAGAAGTCTTTCCGGCTCTGTATAAGGGTTTCTATGGCTTGTAGAATCCTCATATACGGCATCTAACTCCTTGTACCATACATTCATGTCTACATTGCCTACAATGCCACCTACACGCCCTTTAGAAGTGTACTGCCAGCCTACCATGTTTGGTACTTGCGGTTGATACTTCACATCACACTTGCCGTTATTCTTGCCGTACCGTGCAATCCACATGGGATAACTCACACCGCCATAAGGCTTAATGTATGTCTTGTAAAAACTTTCCCCAGTGTACACACCGAACTGCAATCCTGCATCAGTAATAACCTTGCCGTAAGCATTGATAATGAAAATAATATTTTTGCCAAGACCTTTCATAACGGCATCTTCAACATCAAGATATACTGTCACTTTTCTGCCATTAAGAATAGTAAGCACTCTTCTTGCATCAGATCGTGATTTTGCAACCGTTGTAATATATCCGTATTCATATACTCCGTGCACATGGACATTGTGCTCTTTACAACCTTTCCAGTTCTCCTCGAACTTCTTGTCCGGGTTCAAATCCTTACGGATGACTTTCAGAATAGCAAAATCAATACCGTTCTGTTTTACCGCCCACCAGTTAATCGTCCCCTGGTATGAGGACACATCAATTCCTGTTAAACTCATGTTTGTTTCTCCTTTTTTGGGTGTGATAATTCAAAATTAGCTTGCATTGCCATAAGTCCTGCGAGGAACGCTTTTCTTTGCTTCTGAATTTCTTTTTCATTATCAGCAATGTCCGCACGTTCCATAATAGGCTTGTCAATATACTTCGATTGTGCTTTTCGACCGTTTAGGCAATGTTCTATTGCAAATATTAATGCAGATATTCCATAATCTCCCCACCGTTGCCATGAATTCCTATCTTCTTCCTCTTTTTTGAGTTTATATCCTTTGTAACACCACTCTAATTTCTTAGGATTCAGATGTTTGAACTCTTCTATCGAAATTCCCATGGAAAAAGCAAATGGAAAATATTCTTCCCATATTATTTTGTGCCAGTCGATTTCTTCTTGTGATCCTGTGGCATCTTCGTTACCTTGCTGTCCTCTTTCTCCATCTCTTCCTTGGTCTGCGTCATCATTTCCGTCAGACCCGACAGTTCGAAAAAACCGTCTTCTTTCATACAGTCTGTCAGTTCTCCATACAGTTTCACAAAAGACAGACCGTTTGCTTTCATGTATTCTTTCATTAAAGCATTGGATTCATCCGGTGTAATATCTTCATGGTTTTCGATAAGACCAGCATAAAAAGCCGTTTTGCATACATGAGGAAATTCTGCAAGCATATATCCGCTACCATCTACAATTTCTTCTGGTGTGGGATTCTGTACATTTTTTGCTTTTTTAGCTACATAGCCACCGGAAAGCATAAGAAACATCTTTTGAATCAAATCCTTGCACTCCACAGCACCGAATCCAAACTCTAAAGTATATTCAACATCATTAACTAAAATCTTCTTCATAAAAACATATCCTTTCCCCAACATTTTGTTGGAAAGGAGCCGCCCGAAGACGGCTCTCTTTTTGCTAAATTAATGTTTCATCTACCGCTTCATCAAAGTCAGCCACGGCAGTGTTATTTGTTTCTGACTGACTTGCTATTCCCCCGTTGTCAGTGCAACGGTAGCATCCAATCCCTTGTATTCCTCAATGGTAAGATTCATTTCGATCGTCAGAAGTTCGTTCTGTCCGATTTCGGGTTGTGGAATCTGCTCGGGCGGCTGTGCAACAACAAAGAAAGATTTCTCTTCTCCGGGAATGACAGTTTCAAACCACATTCTATTTCCACCAGTAAGAGCCTTATAGGCTGTGATAAGTGCAGTCCATTCAGCCACGGTCTCTGATGTAAAGTTGACTGTGACTGCAAAAGATCCACCAGTATCTGCACGACCTTTTACATATCTGGTGATTGCATCTTCTAACGCAGAAGCATCAATCTGTTCAGGTTCGATGTTGATGCCGCCAATGGCATTGATTCTTGTAAGTTGCTTAAAACTTGTAGGTTTTGTTCCGGCGGTTGTCTCTGTACCATATCCGAAAGTAATGCCTAAAGTAGAAACTCCGGCTGCTGCCATAATTTATACCTCCTTAAATTTGCATAAAAAAATAGAGCCGAATGGCTCTAATAGTTACAATGTATCATCAGCACCTACTGTTCTTCTGAACCGTGCAGTGCTTCTGTATGTGTCCTGCGAAGTATTATTGAACTCCGGGATGGAAGTTATTTGAAATCGCAGACGTTTGAAAAGTCCGGCAACCGTAGCCATGATAGCTTCGGCTTCTTCTTGACTTTTGTTGGTTATCACATCCACTTGGTACGATGCTGTGATTCCATTAACCGAACGTGCTTCAAGGTCTTGTCCAGTCTCTGTAAATGGCATAGCATGAAAGTACACGGTAGGGAATGTAGGGTCTGACAAATCCTTACTTTTGTCCGTCACATAAGCTTTAGGATGGCTCTGCGGTATCTTCATTTTTAAGTACGATGCAATCTTTACTTTGAAATCTGATACCCACTGATATTCATTAACCGCCATTGCCGAACACCTCCAATGCCGCTTTCACTACATCTTTTTCAAGTTCGATACCTGTCAAATACATAAATGGTCTGCTATCCATGCCCTCGCACCAATACACTTTTCCATCATCGCCTTTGTAAAACCATCCATATTGACCATTTGCCAACTGAATGATGTTTGAACCACTTCCGTAGTTCCACTGAACACCTTCCGGCAACGGATATGGATATTCTTTTTTTTCACCAAGGCTACCGAGTGTACCAAATTCCACAAAAACAGCGGATTCATCATCAGCAACAACCGCCCAAATTCCACCGCCTTTTATGTTTCCTACATACTCTGCATGAATGCTTCGCATTAAATCGCCAGTGAATATTGCATCTAAACTTGTTACCTGCATCCTAGCCACTTCTATGCCTTTTTTAGCCAACTTTTCAGCCAGTAGCCTACATTTATAGGTCAAGCTGTTTTCATAGTCTCTAATAGCTTTTACAGCCGCTTGTATGGACTTTTGGTCAAACAGATTGATATTGATAGGTTTAGCCATAGCACACCTCACAGAATGTCCAATTCCTTGAACACTTCAAGCATTTTAGGAAATTGAATAGCAATCCAGTCTACCATTGTCTCTTCATGTTCGAAACGTTGGTTATGCTCAAAATTTGACTGTAATCCACTTTCAGATAGAAAAGCATGAACAATCTCATGCCTTAACTGTTTTTTCATAAGCCATTCAAAGTTTCCAACATTATTGTAATTGTCTTTTCTGACAGCGATTATTTTATTAGTATAATCGCAATAACCGTCACAATCTTCACTCGAAAACTTTTTTCTCTTAATCGTATATTCAGTTCCTAATATGTTTACAGTTTTTTGCATCCTATTTCACCGTCTTCTGCAACAAAAACAAATCTGCTGTCAGTCCTTCGTCTGCAACGCCTTTGACAACATAGTCCGCAGTCTTGCTGTCCACAAGTCCGTCATCGTCATGACCTACTTCCGACTTCTTCCAGATAACATCCCCTGCCTTAATCGGCAAATAGCCCTTGTCGGTCACAATCTGACAATACGAACTGGAATCATCAATACCAAATTCTTTTACCAGTACTTCCGACAGCTTATTACTGATGTTGGCAGAAAAAAGGACGGGTTCAGAATATCCGGTAGTTTCTCTCAAAACCACTGGAATCCTTTCTCCGTCCATCTCGATGTACTTTATTGCTCCGTTTTCGTCCCGGTCATAAATCGTGACTTTTTCTCCCTGCCGTGAGTACTTCATGTCCTGCTTGTTAATGTCAAGCATCTTTCTTCACCTGCTTGTAAATCTGATTTACACCAGTGCTTGCCAAACCGGAAACAATTCCGACCGCAATCGCATTCAGCACATCATTTGCCGGGAAATCCGGAATAACATACATTCCTACTACTCCGAGGATTCCACCGACAATGCCGACAACAACCGGGATGTAGTTATCCTTAATGACCGGAATCAGCTTCGCTCCAATACCGGCAAGATAGCAGATAACCACGATTGCAACACAAGTTCCTACCTGTGAAAAATCCATCATTCCTTACCTCCGTTCTCTTTAATGTTAAGTCTTTCCTCAATTCCATCAAGTCTATGATGCGCAGATGCCGTACTGGCTTCAACCTTTGCCAGCTTCTGTTCATGCACTGCAAGCTCTTTCTTCATCTCTGAACGCTCGCTTTTCATTTCATTGATAGTATCAAGGATGGTATCCAGTTTCATGTTGATGCGTGTGTTTTCTTTCACACGTTCCTCAATATCCTTTGTGTCTGTTCTTTTGCTATTTTTCAGACCAATGTAGACGGAAAAACCGAGTGATAACACGCTTATAATGATTGCTGTAGATAACTCTATAGTCACATCATATACCGCCTTCCTTGTTTGTTGGCACACCGCCCACCACCCTTAAAGTGTGCCGCCTGCAACCTTATTACCGGAATCCGTAACATGGTCACGCACAATCTTCTAAACCCCTCGATTTCGATGGGGTTATAAAACTTTTGCAAATGGGAAAACACCCACAAACAGTTCTTCCCGGTCTCTCCATGTTCTCGACACTCCATTCTCTGAATAGCTTGCCATGAAGTTTTCACCGGCTTGCGATCTGTCATACACGACAAGATTAACCACCACGGACTGAAATTTTTTCATATCCGCAGCAATCTTCTCTTCAGTGTAGCTTTCCGGGTACATTCTTTTTGCTCTGATGTCGGCTTCTGCTTGACTGATAAGTTGTTCCAAAAGAGGATTTTCTTCCAAATGGTCAAACACGACCTCGGAACTTTCAGAATCAATATGAAATTGTTTCAGACGGATTTTTACTTGCTTCAAAGTCGTATATTCTGCCATGTGCTACCTCTTAAAGTTCAAACTTTTCAATCAGAATCTTTTTCAGTTCCGCACCGCTGATTTCTTCCGCACCTGAGACACCGTGTTCTGCGGCTAACTTCTGCAAGTCTGCCGTAGACATACGGTTGATTTCCGTCTTAGTATATGCGGTTTCCTCCGGGATTTCTTCTTTTACTTCGGTGACGGTTTCCTCCGGGATTTCTTCTCCCGGAAGATACCATTTGCCTTTGTATTTGACTTTGTAATCAAATTTCATCAGCATACCTCCGATTAGTAGCACTTAATTACATAGGTGCTATCCATTCTCTCGTAGGAAGGAAGTACGATTTCAGACACGGTTGTCTTAGTCTGTACAGGGTCTTCAGAAACAGAAACCGCAACAGCAACACCAGTGTTCACAATAGAAACATCTGCGGTAGGCTTGCCCATCAAAGTGCGCTCTTCAGGAGTAGTTCCGTACCAAGTATTTCCAAGTGAACCGGAAGGAATCAATGTCGCATATCCATCAGGATAAAACTTGGTTGCTACACCAGATTCGTTCTTATACTGCTTAGAGTAAACAATGATATTGATACCAAGTTCGTTAGAGAAAATTTCCTTAACTCTTGCATCAGTCATCAGAACGTTAGCTGTAACATTCTGTGCTAAGATTGCGGACTTGATCTTTGCGTTCTGCTTAAGATAGTTCATGGTCTTACGAGAGACAATCATAATGGTAGGTCTCTCGCCTGTAACAGCTTCCACAGAATCAAGAGCAACATTTACATCGTCCAGTGGATCGGAGTTTTCAGTATCGTTCCACTTGTCTGTGGTCTCGGACAATGCCGCATAGTTGTTCTGCTTGTAAGTGCCGTTAGGGTCGTAGTTGTAAGCATAAGTAACACCATCAGCCTGAATGGAAATCTTAGGAGAACCATCCTCTGTAGGTGCTAACAGCTGCATAATCATACGTTCAGGAACTACATCAGCACCTTCCACAAGAGTATTTGCATCATCAAAAATTCTGCTTAATACTTCTGCTGCGTAAGGGTCTGTGCTGTCCTTAATACGCATGATTTCCTGTTCGTCCTGTTCTTTGATAATCATAGATTCACGGAAGAATGCCATTTCTGTCTCTTGCATCTTGAATCCTTCACGGCTTCTGATAGTGGAAACTGCATCAAAATTAGATGCTTTCAGGGTAACAGGAAGTCCATTAGAAGTCTTAATCCACTTCAAATCCAGTCCCATTTTCTTCTTGGCGGGGAATAAGCCGGAACCAAGATATGCAATTTTATTACTTGCAACTTCTGTATGCACAAGTGCGATTGCTTTCGCATTGTAGGCATCTCTAATGTTCATTATTTCCTCACTTTCTACCGCTATCTTTCAGCGGTCAGCGGCTACATCTGTCTGTAGTCGGTTTCAGTTATTCAAATACAATCAGTGATAATCCTGTCTTTACACCATCGGCAATGGTAATACCTGCATTTGCGTTAGCATTTGCTTCATTTACACAGGCAAAAGCCTTAATGATAGTTCCGTTGGGGTTGCTATCGTAAACATCGTTAAGCAAAATACCTACTGCTGCATCATCGGTGCTTCCACCATTTACTTTCTTTCCTGTCGCACTAATAGGATTACCAGCCTTGCACACACCATTAGTGAAAGCACTTGCATCCAGTTTAATAGGAACAAATAATTCACCGCCCAGCTTTCTCTTAAGAATTTCTAACTGGGTAGTTACACTTGTTTCAGAGAATTTCATTTTGTGTACCTCCTTATAAGTACTGGCTAACTACAGCTTCGGCTTCTTTGTTTGTTCCAGCTAAAGTCTTGCCAATCTTTTCAGCCGCTTTTTCGGCTTCTGTTTTTTTGTCATCTTTTCCACCGCCAACACTTCCACCGCCCGGATTTGTGGTTCCGTTTGCAATCTCCTGCTCCTTGGCTTGTGCCGCAGCAGTCTCTTTATCAGAGATAATTTTTCCGAGAACATCAAAATCAAAACTGCCGTCATCCTTTACAACCTGTGCCGCCTGTTCTGATGTGATTTTGAATTTGTCAGCCGCACTTGTACGCTGAGTTGCTAAAGTCTGTGCTTTTTCCAACTCTGCGATACGATTATTTGCTTCCTCTAACTGCTTCGCTGCCTTTTCCTGTTCGGAAAGATTTTGGTCTTTCATGGCATTAAACTCTTTTTCAATGCCCTGTAACCGTTCCAGTTCAGCATTGTTTTTGGTTGCCTTGGCATTTGCTGTCTGAACATCTTTGCCGTTTTCGGCAATAACCTTTTCAATCTGTTCATCAGTTAATCCCATTGCCGCTAAATCTTCTCTCTTCATAAATTACCTCCGTTATGTCCTACGTTTTTTTACGGTGCAACGACACCGAGTGACATTGCCGATTTGTACGCTCACGGCTTTGCGAATTTTTATAAAATAAAAACAGCTACCTATTTCTAGGCAACTGTCTTATTTTGCATTTGTTTTACAATTTCCTGTGCTTTTGCCATCTGCTCTTCCATGTTGATAATGTCAGCAGTTTTCCACAGAGCATCAAGGTAAGGTTTGGAAAGGTTGAAAGTCTTTTCACAATCTCCCCAAAGTCCAACCGTTTTGATTGCAATAAGCGGATGAATACCACACTGCAGAAGTTGCAGTAATGTCTGCGACTTGGTATACATATTATCTTGTGGACTGTGGTTAATCTGCACATCAAAATCTCTAAGAGTGATTTTCAGATCCTCTTTCTTAATGCGGATAACATTCAGCGCAACCTTGGCCAGTCTCTTCTCTGCTGTCTTAACAACCGGATCCTTAAGCCTTGCTCTTGATTTTGAAAAATCCCATCCGTTTCTCAGCTCAACCGCACCCTGCGTATCACCGCCAGTGTTTCCTTGCTTGTTCGGTATTCCCAAAATTGAAAGTGCGCTGTCTGTTAAATCATCCTTGGAAACCTGTGTTTGTGTCTGGTCAAGTTCTTGCGACATAACGTCTACATCGGACTTATTGTCTTTATTAATGGACTTTACAACAAATGCATGGTTCATCTTCATTTTTTTGAACTCTTCTTCGTCAATCTCGCAGTTTACAAATTTGTACCATGCCTGTATAAACTGCTCTATGCCGTCCATTCTGTTTGACTGCGTATTATTGATTGCATCCAACAGATCTATAACAAGTTCAATATCAGACAATCGCTCATGGTTGTTCGGAAATTCTACAATCGGTATTCCACCAAATCCGTGAAGTTTCCATGTATCAGGAACAACCGCACTGTTTTTTATCTTACATTCATGGGATTCCGTGTAGCAGAGTTTGTACCACTCTCCATTTTCATCTTTTAATTCCTGTACCGCCAAAATCGGTTCTTCAGAACTGCGGTTGTAAATAACAAACGTGTTCAGAGGATTAGGTGCAACCACACGGATAGGCACATCTCCATTCACAATCTGAATAGCTTTGAATGATGTTCCGGTTGCCGACTGCCACTCACCAGCTTTTATGTCTTTCTCATGCTTATTTGCATCTGCTAAGTAATCATTCAGTTCATCTACTGCCTTATTTACAGCTTCATCATCTTTTCTGCTGACAAACTGAATAGGCTCTCCGTAAGTCTGACCGACCTTGAACTGTACCCACTCATAAGCATGATTCTCAACGATTTTGTTTGTTATATCCTCATTTGACAGCTTTGTTCTGTACAGTACCGGCTGATCTCCTTTGTAGTATTCCCACAAGTACTTGATAACTGACTTATTGTAATTAAAAACACCAATGCAATCACCAATAACCTTTACAATATTGTCTTCGGTTATCTGCTCCACATCCGTATATGCAATTTTTCTACCGTGACAACCCTTTACAAGGTCTTGAAATTTCATAGTGTTCATATTTTCACCTACATAAATGTCATTCCGCTGCTCTGGTCTCTTTTTGGAAGTTTCTTGATCTCACGTTCTCCGGTCTCTGTATGGTAAACAACCATCTTATCGCAATTTCGGCACTTATATGTCTTGTCGATGTGTGATTTTGAACTGCATTCACCGACCAACCGTCCGCATCCCGGACAGTACACTCTAATTTTTTGGTTAAAAATCATAAATACCTCTTTTCTGCGCACAAAAATACCGCCCTTGCTGATAAGAGCGGTACTTCTGTAGTCTTCACATGATCTGAGGAGGAAATGAAAAATATCTTGGAATCTTTCTGCATCTTAATAGTATCACGGAAAAATCGGACATATCGGACAAGTTTAATTTGCCATGTAACGATCGAATGCTTTTCTTACGCTATCCTCTGTGTTTCCACCACCGATTCTATCAGCAACCTTGTTCCATGATAATTTTTCAATAAATCGTAAATTGATTATCCGTCTTATACGACTGTCCTGAACGCTTGCAATAAATTCTTCGACTTCATTATTTTTTTGCAGTAAATCGTCCTCTAAAAGCTGTAAAGTAGCCTTCCTGGAATAAAGCAGTGTCCGTTTTCTGCTGTACTCCGGATAAGGGAATCCTTCAATACGAAAATGTTCAGTGCCGCCGCATCCACCTGATACGCTGTCAACAACATTCCCATCTGATTCAATTTTTCTGATATCCGATTCAAGTTTTTTAATCTTCTGCTGTACTTCTTTGATTTCTTCCTGTAAATCTATATATTGAGACAAAACATCTTTAGTCACCATAATCAATACCTCCGTCCGAAAGAGAATGGGTTTTGAATTGCTTCTACTTTTGCTACCCTGTTTCCGTTTGTAATTCGCAATGCAAAGTTTGAAAATACATCAGGCACATCATCTAACTGTTTTTTCCCTGAAGCAGAATACCTTTTCAGTAACGACATCATTACACCGTATGGTTCGTTAGGCTTATACAATGATTGATCCTTGAATATTACGTGTTGTAAAATCCAGTTAGAGCACTGAAAAATTCTTGCTTCTTTGTTTGTCTCAGTCGGTGTGTCTGTAATGTTACATATCCATCCCTTACTCTCTACACGCTTATTTACTTCCATTGCCACACGGTCACCGCCGGCATTACGCTCAAATTCGCACTCTTGCACTTTATTATTAACAAGTACATTTGCAGCATTTTCATACTGCATCTCATAATCCGCAGTATTGTCACAAACAGCATCCACGCAGTAATAATCTTCTCCGTATTTTTGCAATACCGGAAGAACAAAAAAGTCGGTTCCTTTTCCCTTGGTATCGCATTGCCCGGTAATAATTTCCGGTTCCCCATGTGGCAGATTAAGATAACGTCTGATTTTTTCTTCCGGGAATAACAATCCCTCACGTTCAATAGGCTCCTGCTTGTAAAGACACCTATAAGAGATTTCATCCATGAGTAATTGTTGATCTTCAAAAAAAGCAACCGTAAATCCGGAAAATTCGTAGTCAAAATTGCTTAATCCTGTTTTTGGGTCAATATCCGGAACCGCAATTACTTTTACTCTCGGATTCCCTTCATACATATTTTGGATCCTACCGATTACATCGTTTACGCTCCACCTGGTAGCAATATGGATCTCTTTGCAATTCTTTCCGTCAGTATCTTGTGTCTTTCTTTGTCTTGCATCTACCGCATACTTGTCCCACAGTTTATCCAAAATTATAGGATTCATAGCTTCTTCGATGCCACCGATCATGTCATCTACGAACAAAAACTTTGATGCACGTACCTTACCAGCATTTTTACTTCCTACGGATGTGCACTGAACGGATGGAAATGGTTTATATTTGCCGATGTTAAACTGCTCCATTTTTGCGTTAGTACTGGTAACAGAAAGATTTGGGAAAATTTCATTCCAAGTGTACTCTTCAGAATTTGTGCAAATATCGTACACACCGTCATAGTACATACGTGTAATATCTCCACTGTGAGAGTAAAAAAGGTTGAAATCTCTCGGAAACCATCCGGCAACCAATGCATTTAGCATTTTCTCGACCGTGGTTTTTCCAGCACCAGGGATAAGAGATACGCAGAGGATGTCGTATATATCATCAATCATGCCTTGAATGGCATCCATGAGACCGATTTTAAGAAATTGCTTTCTACGTGGCATATAGAACCGCTCTCTAGGTTCTCTTTTCTTTTCCAAATAGCGGTAGGCACTGTCCACAACCTTATTTTGTGCTTCCAGTAGGAGAACATCGTACAATTTATCTGTCAGAGAATAGTGCGTCTTGTTTGCAAAGGAATACTTTTCCAAATCCCATATGGTTCCTCCGGTTCTATCCATGCAGAAACGCTCTACAATGCCTTTAGAACGGTTTGTTATATGTAAGCCATAAGTTATATCCTTTTCACCGTTTATAGCCACTCTGCAGGCTTCTATATACGCATCAATGACCTGTTCATCAATTCCCTTTCGCTGTATGTAATTGTCATAACTGTTTACTGCCGATATAAGGCTCTGACTTGCCAAAAGAAAAAGCACCTCCACGCTATCGCAGAGATGCTTATAGACCTCTGCCTATAATTGTTTTAGGGTAGCGACCAACTCTATTTGTTAGCCGGTGATTTATTAGCAATTTATCTTAATTCCCTCTGTAAGAACTGATGTACCATCTTCTGAAAGCATCAGTTTTCCGTTTTCATCAGCCTTGTACCATGTGGCTTCTGCAACTATCATCGGTTCACACCCCACATGACCGCTAAACCGTAAATCAATGTCTGTACATAGGACTTTCTTACCGTCAATCCATATCTCTGCCGTGTTACCGTCAGAAATTATCTTGATTTTCTCTTTCATTCCTTTTCACCTTCTATAAACAAATCTTTCGGTAATGACTGTCCTGTCAGAACCATAGAAAAATATTTCCGAATAGTCGGTACAGACCTTCCGGCTACTTTTGCGGCTTGCTCAAGACTTAATCCACCAAAAACAAAACCGTTATATGCTTCTATGAATTTTTCTTTATCCATTCGTTTCATTCCATTCATAGACATATCCTCCGTAACCCATGCAGACGGAATCGAACCGCCGACACACATCCTATGCGGATGCCGCTCTTCCACTGGAGCTATGCATGGGAATCGCACCGTAAAACCTTTTATGGCTTGCGCTTGCCATAACCAAATGTGCACCGCCTACTTGTCACTGACTATCCACAATCTCACAGTCTTGTCTGTTCTCTACTTCATAGGCTTGGTTTTCGCTAAACATATGTGGCTTACGTTTTAGCTAGGGAATAGTTGCACGGAGAGTCGAACTCCGTCAGACCAAACCATGCCAATGCATTTCAAATCTGCAAATTCTACTTTGCAAAGAGTTTTCTGTTCCCGATAATACAACTACTATCCATATATTTCCCATCGACCTGAACTATTGCAGTAGTACCAGACTAAGTGGAGATAAGGATAAACGCCGTACACAGGATTTGAACCTGCAAGCCTTTTACAGCCAACGGTTTTCAATACCGCTCCCTCACCACCCGGACATACGGCGAATATAGCAGTGTAGTGGAACTGCTATATCCGAAATTGCTTTTGCCACTACTTTGTACAATCTCATGCGGACTTTCTATACCGCTTACGGCAAACCTTTTCCCAGGTTGATTGTCGTAAGTTTAGCGCAGATACAAGGACTTGAACCTTGACAGCATTTCTGCTGGATAGCTTAGCAAGCTACTGTGTTACCATTACACCATATCTGCGTATCGGTGGTTTTTTACTTGGTTATCACCACCCAAGGATCTTTTAGTCAGCCGCAAGCGGCTCTATCAAGTTCCCATGAGATAAACATTAACCGGTGTATTTATCCCCTATGCTTCTGTAATGAGCATACTCGGAGTGTACTTGCAACAACACCCATTGTGACGAAGGGACTCGAACCCATACCACACAGTTTAGAAGGCTGTTGCTCTCTCCATTTGCGCTACGTCACAATGTGCGTTTCCATAAGCTGTATGCCTACATTTAAGGCGCTGACACAGCGCAACACTTATAGCTATTTTTATTTTCGCAGGGCATCCGCCAGTTACCTGCTAGCCGGTTGCGATCCGACATCGTGGGGAAAGAAGGAGTCGAACCTTCGATGTTTCTAATGTCACGGTTTTACAGACCGCTGCAATCGCCACTATGCATATTTCCCCAAAACCTGTGCCGTATAACCACAGATGAACTTCTGGCATATCTATCTGCTACCTACCGACTATTGCAATCACGGTATCGTCTTATCACCGCAGATAAAGTTTTCACCGCTATATAGTTGCAAGGCTTCAAGCGTTTACGTGGGATATAGGTGGGTGAGGATTTGAACCCCACAAGCAGTTTTTCTTATACAAGGATAGTTTTTCGTGTTTCCTCCTGCTCACTGGATCGCCAGTTTGGTACTCCGCCGTTTAATGAGTGTCCTGCTACCACTTAACAAAAACTGTATAAGATTTTGCGTTTACCCATTCCGCCACCACCTACGCCCATTTTATGTCTGCAAGGGCTGTGCAGTATCTCTGTTGAGCCACATACTCTTCTAAACTGTTGTATGGTACAAAACAGATGCAGATTAAACCCACAACGGTATTCTGCAAAAACCGGGCTATCATAAACCGGTTAAACCCTCACGAGCCTTGTGACGGCTCTTAACAGCATTCCGCTATGAGGTGAAAGGAGTGTCTCCAATGGAAAAGTATGGAAGACAATTCGCAGATGGCAAAGACCAAAAGAAGAAAACATCTGCGAAACAGGACTACCAGGATTCGAACCTGGGAATGCAGCAGTCAAAGTGCTGTGCCTTACCGCTTGGCGATAGTCCTAAACTCCGGGAGAGAGACCATCTGCTCCCGGATTATTTCCGTGAAACACCCTATCTTTATCTAAAAAATTGTCTCGCCTGTGTACGGTACTTTGAAAAACTTGGTGTTGTCGAACGCATATTTCCATTTTTCGTTTCCCACACACAGGCTACATACACTCTTGATGCCTTGATTTCTCTGCCACATATCCAATGCCAACACAACACCGGATATTCGGCAATAACAATGGCTTTATGAATTTAACCCATTCAACATTTTGATATGGGATAATTCGCATAATCTCCGGTAACCACATAAATTATACCCACATAAAAGTTATTCCAAATGCAAGGAACATTGCGAACGCAAATAAAATAACTCCGTCTGATGCTGTTTTCTGTTTTGGAGCATACCATAAAGCAGATATTGCTAAAACTGTCAATACCAACGTTGTCATTATTTTTAAAATCATGAATCCAAGCATTTTTTCTTCGTCCTTCCTTCAATTTCATCGATCATTGCCATTACCAGTGCTTTAGCAAACTGGCTATTGTTATGCATTTTAATCAGCAGATTGCCTTGACGGATAAGATATTCCCAGTCTTCATCCGTTTTCGGATTAGCACACTCTTTATGGATTTTCCAAACCTCTGTGTAGATTTCTTTAATCTCCGGTGGCAATTCACATTTCTCCTTAACTGGCAAATCTTCTTTAGGATCTTTATCAAGTCTTCTCTTTTGGTGCTCCATCTGACAGCTAACCATTTCTGTAACGTTCTCACGGTCTCTCTTGATTCCGTGACCTTGCAGAAACAACTCACATTGCAGGACTTCACCGCATTTTGAACATTCGTCTTTTATCTCTTTCCCAAATATCTGCATACACTTAATCTCTACCAGTGACTACCGCTCTTAAAAATACTCCGATGATGAACAGGATATACACCCATGCAGGAGCATGTAATTGAAACAGTATCCATGCTAAAACTATGTAAATGAAAATCATGTGGTACACCTCCTAAGGGTCTTTTTTATTTTTGAGAATTTTTTAAAAATCATCCACATTCTCTGTAAAACTTTTCTTCCCGTCCGTCATCATAAATAACTCTTGCAATCGGTTCTGCAGAATGATCCACTTTCTGGCACTTTGGAATACTAAGCATATCTACTCGGTTCTTTATAACCTTGATGTGATTGTCTCTCAGGTATTCTTTGTAGTACCACTTGTCAGATAGCTTGTTTCCACCGGAAATGTTTAGTTTTTGCTCACATTCTTTCTTGCCTATCTTTCCAGTTTTGTACTCCTCTAAAATTTCTAAATAGTTTGATACCGGCAACATTTTAGGTCTTCCTGTTTTCTCCGCTCTTTTTATGACCCTTATGTTTAATGATCCATGTGCAATTTGATGGCAAACATGGCAAAGAGGTACAATGTTCCCTATATTGTTTGTTCCTCCCAATGCCAAAGGAACTACATGGTGATACTCTACATCCAAATTACTTCCACAGTTACAGCAAACTGTTCCAAGCTTATCTTTAAGTTCGTCCTTAAATGACGGTCTGTTAAATTGCAATTTGTTTTGTGTGTAAGATAACTCCATGTTAGTATCACCTCCTGTCGAAGCCTTTTTATTTTTTGGGTAGTTTACTGTACTTAGTAGGGCGGGTTTCCGAATTTCTATAAACCCCCTCCCCCATCATCACCAACATATTTCAACTATGCGCAAAATTCGCGCTTCGCGCAGTCTTTATTGACACGTCTTTAACTATCCCATATTTACGCACGTTTCAGCACTTGTTGCTACTCGTTTGCATCTGATGTATTATCGTCATACACTCCGGAATCGGTCAACATTGATGTATTTTGTCCATTTGCACCGCCTAACTGTGGCAGATCTGAAGCGGTCAAGGCCTGCTTGTGGTTCTGCTGCTCTCTCGATACTCCCGGAAGGTTCCAACCGTAGTGACGATTTAGAATTGCTAGGATCCCTACCGGGTTGCGCTTTGCTGTGGCAAGTTTTGCGCTTAAAGACTCTTCACGAAAATCCGATATCTTTTTGCCGATGTCAGAACACGATGGACTTAATTTAGTCCCCTCATCTCTCCATGTAGCTATCGTATATCTGTCTATACCTGTTAATAAACTAAATCCTATGGCTGATACCTCTTTGTCATACATCATACACATATATATATAATAATCACATATACGATTAACCAAATCATAGTTATAAGCATTATAGTTACTTACTCCACCGGTAAATGATCCAGTAGTATTTACAAGGGATTTAGACTTAAGACAGTCAGGCTCATTAAATGCATGGCGTTTGATATACATAAGAGCAGCATTCCAAACGCTTTGAGACTCTTGTCTTATATCCTCTATTTTCTGATCCTTGCAGAACTGGGAAAGGTATAACTCCATGTCATTCTCATATACCTGGGATGTTTCTGTATTTTCAACTTTTTCCATTTCTGCACCTCCTGAAATCTGCAATAAAAAAATCACAAGCGCCACTTAATAAACCTATGTCTTTTGATCTCCTCCATAGATCAGGCAAAAACATAAATTTATAAAAGTGATCAGCTAGTGACTTCTGATCGGTTCCGGTCTGTCGGCTCCGGTGGTCTTGGTTACAATCTGGGCGGCTGCATATCCAGAGGGGGGGTTGGATTTACACCGCTGTCACTCGCACCGTATTAACGTCGGCTCCCTAACTGCTTTTATCATAACACAAGACCTATTTATAAATCCACAACAACCTTTTACGTATTTGATGATTTGTTGTTGTGGTATGTCTGCCGGTGATCCTGAGTATATAAAAATCATATGCTTAAAAAATATCATCCGGTTAAATTTGACAAATGGGATTTTTTGACAGACAGATAGGTGATTTTTGCAGATGGGTACATGGTGGCAGCTGGTTGGCTCTAGTATTTATATATACTTGGTTATACAATGTCTTTCTGCACTTATTTATTTTTATTTTATCTAACCTTTATTTTATCTAATCTCCTTTTATTTAATCTGCGTCTACAAAATGTCTACAATTTGTCTACAAAATTTAGCACGTTAAAATATCACAGTGAAAATAGATCAAGAAAAGCAGGCTGTTACACCTGCTTAATTCCTGTTTATGCTGTTGCTCTTTCTGTTCTTCTGATCCGTTCCGCTCTCGCTGTGATCCGGTCAATTAACGCCCTGTCACCGTATGCGGATTTGCTGGACAATAACTCCGGATCCGTCATGCTGTCCAGTGCTTGGAGCGTTTCCGCTTGCACCGTCTCCAGTGCTTGGAGTTCTGCCCGGTTAAATTCTTTCAGCCGTTCCGATTCCGTTGTTTCCAGTTGATCCCGATAATACCGGAAAAACTGCCGGACGTTTGAGCGAATCCGGGCGGCTTTCTTTGCTGTGATCTGCTCCGGTGTTCCTGTCATGCTTTCAACTCCTTTTCTCTTTGTATTCGTTCCATACCTTGCTTGTAAATTTCTTCCGCTTCTTTCCTCTTGCGCTCTACCCATTCAACATTACTTTCATCTGGCCGCTGTCCGGGTAAGCCTGCCCATTTCGGAGGATGTTTTATAACTGGTTTAACTTCTCCGTGCTCTCTAGCGGCTCTTTCTGCCGCTGTTTTGGCTTGTAAAGCGTGTAGCCGTTCATTTGCCTGCATGAGTGCGATTTTCTCGTCTATGGGGCTTCTAGAGCCTGTCACGGGCGTTTCTTTCGGTTGCTCTGTCACTGTCTGCGGTTGTACTGGTTGCAATGCTGTGATCACGGCACCTATAACAAACTGGTTTACACTTACACCGTTCTTTTCTGCCTGCGCTTTGATCTGCGGTTCTAGGTCTTTCGGGAATCTAATCATTTGGTTAAATGTTTCCGACATTTTAGCACCTCCTTTTCTTGTGATATCATTGATGTGATATCATTAGTTTTTTATGATATCATTTGTGTGATATCATGGCTTTGATATCATGATATCATTAGTGTGATATCAATTGTTTGATATCGTGATATCACTATAACATTATGTGCCTTATGTGTCAATATGTTTTTGTGCCTTATTTTAATATTTTTTCGTCATGCTCCAGTTTTTCCGCAACAGCTAATTTTATAAAATCATTTACACTCTTATAACCTAATTTATTGATACGGTCTTTTGTGCCAGTTGCAAAACGGCAATTCACCCGTTCAAATTTGTTGTCGTATTTGTAAATTGCTTTTCTTGTTGCGTCTGTTGTTTTTCGCTCCATTGTTTGCACCTCCTTATATAAATGTATCTTTATTATATTTGTTTGTGCCTTATATGTCAATATTATTTTTTATCTACTATAATATAATCATGTTTCTTTTTGTGCCTTATACATTATGTACAACAAAAGTGCTTATTTTGTGCCTTATATTTGTATATTATTGCGTCTTGTATTTGTGCCTTATATCTGTTATAGTTATCTCAACAAATAAATAAAGCCGGTGACACCTACCAAGCGAACACCGGCACCCAAAAAGAAAGGCACCCATATTATAACACGGGTGAAAAGGTAAAAGCAATATGAGAAAGAATGAATTATTAGAAGCAATCAACAACAGCAAGGCAAGAAACGCATGGAATAAAGGTGTAAAGATCTATGCTTATGAGCTTGTAGAAGCTCTGGAAGTTGAAGAGATCCCGCAGGACAAAACAGAGTTAAAAAGCCTTTTACTTAATGGCGCCGCTGACTGGAAACAGTACAGTTGGGGCGGCTGCTCTCTGATTTATGATTGTGACATTGCCGAACGTCTCTGTTGCCCGTCTGAGTTAAAAAAGGTTTGCGGCGGCGAGAACAAACCAAACAGATCCGAGGAATGGTTAGACACACAGGCAAGAGCATTAAGCCATTCTTTTGATATAATTTATCATATTGTTAAATTTAGCAAGTAAGACAGGCTTACACCGGGGATCGTGCCCCGGCTTGCTTTTACCCGGAAACGGGAAAAATTGAAAATATGGAGGAAATGAAAATGGGAAAAATAAATATTGATATGTGGTATGGAGACAAGCCGGAACAGGTGACAGGATTAGACATATATTTTAATGATTTAGGCGGATTTTATTCCGGCAATCTTCGCATTTTTGGAAAAATTGTTGGTGATTATTACGCCGACAGCGTGCAAGACATAGAAAAAGCATTTCCACACCTTGCAAAAGATATTGAAAACTGTTTGAATTAACCGCCGCAGAGGATGCCCGCCGGATCACTACCGGCGGCGGTTTTATGGGTGAAATTTACCCAAAAATTAAAAATAGGAGGTTGCCAGGATGAAAGAAAAGAACCTTGAAAGACTTTACAAGCTGTTAGAGTGTGCGGAACGAGAACACGACACAGAGACAGCCGCCGCCCTGCGGTGGGCAATTTTTGAACTTGAAAACAGATAAAAGACGGCTTACAACCGTCTTTTTGTCGTGTTCAGTGGGATCTGATGCCGCCTGGCGGTCTATTTGTGTTACTCTTCCACCGGATCCGGTCAGATCCTGCACCCGGATATATTGACGGCTTGCGCTGTATTGGTGTACAATCAAATATTACAAAGGGGATTATACAAAATGCGAAAAGTGGGAATTGGTCATGTATATGACATCATGGAAAGCGTATCGGATGCCGGGGAACGGTTGGAAATAGTTATACGGGTTGAGACTGCCGCCGGTGGTCTGTCTCCGAAATCTGCGGAGCTGTTGCGGTCTGCGTATGATTCTATGCTTTCGGCAGTCGGAGACCTTGCGAAAGCTGCGACACGGTGAACGGGTGACAGGTCCAGGGATTGCACTGCAGAAACGAAAAATGTTCCATGCCCTGAAACGGTCTGAAAAAATCTGCGAAAAAACTCTGAAAACGGATTTTTCAGCTTGAAAAGTGCTACCCAGGGGGGATTTAAAATTTTTAGCACGAAAATTGTAGAAAAATTTTTCTTTCAAAAACCTCTGAAAATGAGATTTTCGGTTGAAAATGCAGACCTACGGGGGTATCAAAATAAACACATTAAAATTTTTTCAATACTTCACATCTATTTATCGACAGAATACCACAAATGTGTTAAAATTTTATAAAATTCAAAATGAAAGGGGTAATTACTCTATGAAACAAAGTGGTTTAGGAATTGCTTCGATGATTTTAGGAATCATCAGTATTTTGACAGCTTGTATAGCTTTCGGAATTGTGCCGGGAATTATAGGTGCTGTTCTTGCTATCATTGCACTATGTCAGAAAGACAAGAAACACGGCACTGCTATCGCAGGACTGACTTGCTCTATTATCGGAATTATTATTTTTGCCATTATGGCATTGTTTGTAAATAGTGTATCCGATAGTAACAAGGAATCTACCGGCACACAGGCATCAGTTTCTGCAACAACGGAAAGTTCTGCAGAAGTATCAGAAATCGCACCGGAATCTAAAGTTGAAGAAGCGGAAGTACCGAGTGGTACTGTTATTTCTCCCGGTTACACATTCGATGCGGACGGATTGCAAGTCACAATAAATGATTTTGACCTTGACTACACTGATTATGAGGATGAATACGGTTGGAACGCTCCTGCTGATGGAACAAAATACATTATGATTGATGTTTCTTATCAGAACAACAGCAAAGATGATAAGTATGTAAGCATCTACGATTTCCAGTGCTACGCAGACGATACAGATTGTGAACAAAATTACAGTGTTGTTGATAGTTCTTCGTTGAATGCAAATCTTTCAAGTGGCAGAAAAACATCTTACAAGATTGCATTTGTAGTTCCGCAGGATGCGCAGAGCATTGAACTGGAATATGAAACAAGCATTTGGACTGGAAACAAAGAAGTACTCAAATTACAATAGAATATAGGATTTTAAGGGCATCCGCAAGGGTGCTCTTATTTTTTATGTTGCGAACCCATGTTCTGCATGATATAATATGTGTCAGTTAGGAAGTCTTGCATCATGTCCGGTGAGTGAAAGCTGCTTAAACAGCATAGATTGCAACCAAGACCCGGAATAAAGACAGACCAAAAAAAGATTGGAAGTTCGCTACTCCAACAGTAACAGGGGTAGTGGGCTTATTTTTATGCTCTTCTGCCCTCTCATATAAGACTACGGGAGGTAATGAAAATGAATGAACTGGAAGTATTTAGCAACAATGAATTTGGTGAGGTAAGAACCGTTATGATTGATGGGAAACCTTATTTTGTAGCAACTGATATAGCAAAAGCACTTGGATATAAACGACCATCGGATGCAATTTCTGCTCATTGTAGGTATACGGCAAAATACAGTATACCTCATCCACAAAGTGAAACCAAAACGATAGAGGTAAATGTGATTCCAGAGGGAGATATGTATAGGCTTATTTCTCACAGTGAATTACCATCTTCTGAAAAGTTTGAAAGTTGGATATTCGATGAGGTTTTACCATCCATTCGCAAAACCGGAACATATTCTTTGGAGCAGTCTACACCGAATGTACCTATGACTTATCGTGATGCTGTGGCACAACTTTTGGAAAGCCTTGACCGGGAAGAGGAATTGAAAGCACAGCTTGATACTTCCAAGGACTGGTACTCTATTAAACGTGTTGCGGCACTGAATGGTGTGTCATGGAAACGTTTTGACTGGCGAAAGCTGAAAGCTACCGGAATTACAATGGGATATGAAGTAAAAAAGATATTCGATGCAAATTATGGCGAAGTGAACACTTATCACAAGTCCGTATGGGAAAAGGCATATCCGCAGTATGAATTGTAGAAAAATCAAGAGAGTGACACCACTCTCTTATTTTTTTGAAAAAGTGCTTGACTTGTATCTCGAAACATTATATAATGTATCTCGAAACAAGGAGGTGATACCCATAGCACCTAAAAGCAGAGCCGATTACTTCAAAGAGCGAAGAAAGAAAACAAAAAATTTTAGTGTTGAAATCGAAAAGGAAAAGTTTGAGAAGTTAGAGGAAAAACTTTCCCAAAAAGGATTGACTAAAACGAAATGGTTTAACGAAAAAGTTGATGAAGAAATCGGAAACTAAAAAAGAAGGAGCAGCCATACCCGCAAAGTAACCGGCTGCTCCTTTACCCCAAAAGGATTATGTAAATTATAGCACTGCATCTTCCTTTTGGCAAATTATTTTTGATTAAATGGAGGAGCTGAAAATGAGAGAAGAACTTATCAAAAAAATTATCTGTAACCTTGAAAATACTAGCATTCATTTCCTCAAATGCATATTGGCATATACAAATATACTTTGTGATAGATAAAAAGAAAGGAAAAATAATATGGAAAATATTGTAAACGTTGAAGGAACAGAGTTAGATGTCAGAGAATACAATGGTCAGATGGTTGTTACTTTTGACGATATCGACCTTGTTCATAAAAGACCAAGTGGCACGGCCAGAAAAGCGTTTAATAGAAACAAAAAGCGCTTTATAAATGGTGTTGATTATATTGTTTTGGAAAAAGAAAATTCTAATGTCCACCCGGTGGACATTAGAAATATTGATATTCCAAACAGAGGTATTACTGTATTCACCGAAAGCGGATACCTTATGCTTGTAAAGCCATTTAAGGATGATTTATCATGGGATGTTCAGAGAGCACTTGTAAACGGATACTTTTCTTCAAAGAATAAGCAACCCACCACGGCAATCGAGGAAAAGCCGACATTAGAGTTTGAAACAGACTGGTTCTGCATCAACCGTGGAAAAATCAATTACATCTGCCGTTGCTATGACATTACATCAAAGGAATATATGCACCACTTACTTGAAGTTTTGGGAAGAACGTATAATTTTGATGAAGCAAAGAGAATTTACAGCGCAACCACCGGAAACTGGAAATGCAGAAATTCCGAAGTAATCACATACTTCCCACAGCTTTCAGACCTTGCATCTAAAATTCTTAAGAAAGACTTAGAGGACTGTGCAAAAGAAGAGACCCCATAACAGGGGTCTTTTCTATGCCATTCTTTCCATACATCCGCTTATCAGTTCATCAGCCACAGCAAACACTTCTCTTCCGTAGGTAGCCAAAAAGTCGGCAACAATCTCTTCTGTCTGAATATCCATAGTCAGATTGTAGGACAGGCAGAACGCATGGCACAATTCATGGCACAGCACACGATCATAGAAATTACCATGAATCATGTCTGATATGTAAATATCTCTTGTGTTCCTGTCTGTCATGCCAAACGTATATGTACCATCAGAACGCATCAGCATAGGACTGTGACTGCGTACAAGCCTTAAATTCCAGTCCATTCCATTTATCGTGAACAACTTACCACCTCCAACATAAAAGGGGCTAAATAAGCCCCTTAAGTGTTTTAACCGATTTTTGTTACCAGTGCAGACAGCTTGTTTCGCAGTACCGTCTTTTCTTCCGGTGTTGCATCGTTGATGATCTCCGTCATGTCGTTTGCAAGTTCGGTCATGTAGGTGTTCAGGTCACGGACTTTTGCTTCTTTGTCCTGCTGTGTATTCGCCTTATGCAGTTCCTTATTTTCCATGTAGGTTCTGCGGCTCATTCCACTTCTTCCCTCTCTTGCATCACGCATACCGGATGAAGAAGTTTCAGTGTAGTACATACGCCCCATGTCTCTGTCCATGTCACGGTGATACATTTCCGGGGTCATATGGTAATAGGGTGGCTCTTCATAACCTCTGCGGTAGGTTCCACGACCTTTAGGTGCAAATCTGCCGTCAGCATAGCGGTAATGGTCATAAAAACGTTTACCACCGTCAACGTAACGTTCAAACATTTCCATGCTTTCGTCCGAATCATATTCCTGCATGGTTTTTGTCAGCTCCCGGTAGTACATAGCTTCCGACAAGTCTTTCATCATGTCGATGACCTTTCCCATTTCGCAAGTGTCTACTTTGTCGATACCCTTGTCAAACTGCGTTTTAGCGCATTCAGAAAGTTTTTCAATCATTTCATGCATTCTCTTAACATCCAATTTATTTACCTCCATATTCTGATATAACTTGTTCTATATCTTTTTTGTTTACCAATATTTCTTTTAATAAAATTTTATAATCGATCTTTTTATCTCTTGATATTAGTCTCAAATCTACTTCTTTCCCGTTGTAATACGTTTTGCAAAATCCACTTAAATTCATAGCAATTTCAAAAGGAAGCTCTAAGTTGCAAACCCTATGGTACATAATTCCATATTTCAAATTGTGGATTTCACATAACTCACTTAATGTTTTTCGCTCTCCATTGTAATCAATGTAAATGTTTCTTCTTGTATTGTTACATTGCTCTTTTTGTGTAATCCAACGGCAATTTGATGGTTCATAGTTTCCGTTAAAATCTATTCTATCTATGGACAATCCATTTTTATAACCATTCTTTACAGACCAGTTATAAAAATTTTGAAATCCATTTTCACCTTTCCATTCCGAACAGACCTTAATGCCTCTGCCACCATACCACATATATGCCGTTTCTTTTTCGTTTTCGCATCTTTTTCTCATAGAGCACCAAATTTTAAATAATTTAGTACCGCTCATCTTGTGTGTAGTTAATTCTTCTACATGGTGCTTTCTGTTTTCTTCATTAAGGCATCCGCAACTCTTGGTGTATCCACCTTTGATTTTTGAGCTTTCAACAATTGTTTCTTTTCCACAAGAACACTTACATTTCCAATATGTCTTTTTGGAGTTCGCCTTATATACTCTTTCAACAACTGTCAGGCGGTTAAATATTTTTCCTGTCAAATCATCAAAATTATATGGTGTATTTCCTTTCTTAAAAGCCATTTCCCAATCTCCTTTATACGTATATACCATTTTACGTATATTATATCAATTTTATAACTTTACGTCAATACGTATTTATGGTAGAATACACTTAAAAAGGAGGTTTTAAAATGTCAAAAATCAAATTCACAACAACAATGGAAAGCGAATTACTGAAAAAGATTAAAATTCAAGCAATCAAAGAACACCTTCCTGTATCAGCAATACTGGAAAGACTTATTAAAGAATACTTGTCAAGCCTGCCTAATAACGATTAAATTAGAGTTCTGAACCTCTACTGCCTGACTTGATGTATTCATTACCGAAACTGTTGAACAACAGCATCTTGGAACGTCAATATATGCTTGTGAACTAACATTCTGTAAATTCTCTGCAGCTGCCGGAGTTACAATCATTCTTGTGGACTGTAAAGGTTCCCCGTCTACCGCCAGTGCAAGGGAAATTTCCCCAACAGTTCCACCAGTGGGAATCTGAATGTTACCGGAATAACTTACAAGGAATCTTGCACGACACTGATTAGTGATACCTCTTAACTTTACAATTCCGGATCCCTCTCTGTGAGTGATACAACCACTTCCATTTACGGCAGTTTCGGTAAAAGCAACGTCCGCTCCTGCTGCCACAGTCTGTAATGCTACTGCTGTATATTCAGCCATAATAAATACCTCTCTTTCAAAATCAAAGGGGCAAACCATATAGTCTGCCCCATGTTGTCAGTAATTCTGCATAGCAGACATAACCTTAAGGTTAAGTTACTCGATATGCAGTTTTAGCATCCGCAACCAGTGTTGCAACCACATCCGCATCCGTAATATACATTAGGGTTGGGAACCTGGTATGCAGGAATGGGCGCAGGATTCACAGCGTTAATGATCTGCTGTGTCTGTGCACTCATGGCAGTAGTCAGAAGAGCATTCTGACGATCCTGAGAAGCGGCTCTGCGCAGATCGTTGTTCTCTGCCTGCAGAGTAGCGATCTTATCCTGACATAAGTAGTCAAGGATTGCTCTTGTACCGGCATTCTGACTGTCGATAATATCACGAGTGTTGTTATTCATGGTGTTCTGCAATGCGCAAGTATTCGTTGCCATATTGTAGTTTACACCCTGGATAGCTTCACTGGTATCGCAGCAGCACTGTGCTAACTGTGCTTGTAAAGCGTTAGCATTCTGCATTCCTGCTACGGTGTCTGCATTGATAGCCTGTTGGATGCCATAGCCAGTCTGTAAAATGTTGGTATTTACGCCATTAAATCCGGTAAGCATACCGTTGTTTACAGCGTAGAATCCGTCACACAGACCGTTGTTGATTCCGTCCAGTTTACCGATGATAGACTGGGTGTCGAACCCTCTTTGCAATGCAGAATCGGTGTAGTAACTGGAATTAGAGCCATTACCGCCCCATCCATTACCGCCCCAACCTCCAAAAGCGAAGAAAAGGACGAAAATAATAATCCACCATGCACCATCGTCACCCCATGCACCGTTGTTTCCATATCCGCTGTTGGCAGGCATAACAGGCATGGTAAAGGGAGTATTGTTACTCTCAAACATAATTTTTACCTCCATATAAGATTTTTTATACTTAATCTTGCAAGAATTTAGTATCTACTTCATAGGAAATTGACGCTTGAATTTTTCAAATTCAGAATCAAAATCTACGCCACGTTCCTTAGCAATATTTCTGCCAAAATTTTCAACACCTGATATGTCACCTTTTTGCGCCATTCCCATTACATTTCTAATCATGGGGTTTTGCATCATCTGACTATTTCCCATAATCCCTTGAATTATTTGTTGTGGATTTCCCATCCCTTTGAGCATCTGCATAGGATTCATCATTTTCATTCTGCATCATCCTTTCTTTGCGATTGTGGAGTTTTCCTTTGCGTTTGCGAAGTTTTCAACTGTTCAATCTTTTGTTCCAGTTCATCGAAACGCTTCATAAATACCGCTGTGGCTTCGTCTGATAGGTCAAATTTCGCCTTTTCTGTGTCTGACGGTAAATTGTTAGGGTCTGCATCTAAAACAGGCTTGTAAAGCCTTGTATAGATTTTTCCATCTGCTCCCCAGGATTTAGCATAGATCTCCGACAGGTCCTGTTTTGGGAAAAATGCTGTGTTTCCATCCATAGGAACCTCATTCGGTGCTATGCACTCTTGCGCCGGTACAATACGACCGTACATCTGTACTGTGTTTTGCTGTGGCTGTTGCATAAATTGCTGTGGTTGGAATTGCTCCTGTTGTGGCATAAACTGTCCGTACATAGGTGTTCTATACTGCGGATTGAAATAGTTCGGATTCATAATCGGCTGCGGCATGGCTATTCTCCCTTTCTTCCATTGATTCTATCTGTTTCGCAATTTCAACTTCATCAAGTGTCTGATATGTCGGCTTGTTCATAAGTCCCAACGGACTGAAATTCATAAGCATTACCCGTTTCTCCTAAAACTTCCTCGATCACATGAACCATGATTGATTGATACTTAATCGGCACTTCCCTTGTACGTTCTTTGCTGAATATATGTTCCAGTGTTTCATCAGAAAATTTGAATTTTCCCATAAGGTCATCCCTCCTTATGATTAAATTTTGGCATAAAAAAAGTCGCATATAGTGACACATATACGACACTTTTGCGACAAGCGAAAAAATATGCAGTTTTAAAAGTATGATAAATACGGCATTAGCACATCCTATTGCCACTCCGATAACAATAGGTTCTGCTAAAAATTCTTTAATTGAATTTCAACATCACCATTGACAATCACAATCCTTGATATTATGCTTTTTAATATATTGTTTTTCTCTTTCTTGTCGATATGCGCCCACACATCGGCAAGTTTTTTTATGTTCTCGTAAACAACTTCTTTCTTCTGACTGTTTCTTTCGTTTTTTTCTTCCTCGTTTATCTTTACTTTCATTTCAGAAATGCTTTTTTCAGTGTTCTTAATCATTTCTAAAACTGTGTCATTTCCATCGGAATAAAGAACATATAGCCTTTTTAATTTCACCTGTTCTTTTTCAAATTGTGACTGCATTATTTCAAGTTTGCTTTGCTTTTCAATAGGCTTACACTCTGAAAGATTTAAGGATATTTTCAAAATTTCACTTTCTACCTGTTTTTCAATATCAGCAGCCCATTCCAAAGAATTGTTACAGTCTGGATTGAAATTAGGCAAATACTTCATTGCTTTATCACGAGAACAGCAATATATTTTATGCTTTCCGTGCGTCCACTTCTGATATCGCATCTTGCATCCACACACACCACAATAGCACAATCCTGTTAACAAGTTAGCATCCGTATGACAAGCAGTTTTGTTTTTCCTACGTGATTTTCTGATTTCCTGTGCAAGTTCAAACCTTTCTTTATCAAAAATAGGTTCATGAAGTCCTTGATATACATTCCCTTTATATGGGATCATACCTATATTGACAACTCCGGTAAGCACATTCCTGACAAGTACCTCACTGTGAAATCCTAATGATTCCTTGATATATAAATCAGAATAACCACCAATAAACATATCAAGTGCTCTGTTTGCTTGTTCCTTACGTTCTGGTATAGGAATGAGTATTCCTTTCTCCTTACTATAATTATAGCAATACGGAGTATTAGCACCACCAATCCAGTAACCTTGTTTGATTCGCTCCAACATACCGCCACGCATACGAAGCATCATAGTATTTTTGTCAAGTTGTGCAAAAACAGCCATCATCTGTGTGTATGCCTGCTCCATAGGACTGTCATAACTTACACTGTCATGGACACATTTGAATAACACTTGGTTTGGTTGAAAAACTCTTTCAATTATGTACAAACCATCGATCATACTTCTTGAAAGCCTGTCTAATTTGAACGCAACAACACATTTAACACGTTTTTTTATGCAGTCGTTAATAAGTCTTTGCAGTTCCGGTCTATCCATATTTGCTCCGGTATATCCATCATCAACATACCAGTCAGATACAACCAGTTCATTTTTCCGGCAAAAAAGCTCTATGTCTCTTTTTTGACTATCAAGACCGTTGCCTTCTTCTGCCTGTTTTTCCGTGGAAACACGCATATATGCGACACATTCCATTTTTTCTTTACACTCCTTTCAATATATAAAGAATGTGCCGTATTTATCATACATACAACACATTCTAAAGTCTTTTTACAATGGTGTCAACAGCATATGGATGCTATAATCTCAATAATTTCTTTTGGCAGAGAAACATCTTCAATATCAACATCTTTGCCGTCTTGTGTAACTCTAACCATTTTTTACCTCCAGTCTGTTTATTTTTTCATAAACCTTTTTTGATATTCTGTTGACCGTTCTGTCACATACATTAATCTTTTGTGCTGTTTCTGTAATAGTTTTTCCGCAAGAAAGCATTTTAAACACTTTCTCTTCCTCTTCCGTGAAATTGGCGTTCCGGAAGATTTCTTCAAGTTCTGGCTTAGTCAGTTTTGACAACTTCATAAGCCAGTCTCCTTTTCTAAATTTCAGTTTACCGTAGTAATTCCTTCGGGAATTCCTGTACCAATGGATTCCGCCATATATCCGCAAGACTGGATTTCATGAACACCGGAATACTTTCATCGTAGCAATCAAATGTAATAGATCTTATCCAATCTCTTTCAGGAATCACCTTGTCTTTTCTGTGTCCTGTCTCTGCTCCAACGATTAACCAATCTACAAGGTGAGCATCCATGTGATAATCCCAGTATTTAGACACAGTAACGTCTTCAAGTATCGGTTCAACGCTTAAAAAATTCTTTGTTTGGCAACTTAACTTTGAAAATGCTTTTGCTGCAAGTTCAAGCTGATCTTCGTTTGTTGCACTTGCACCATACCACATATTGTCAGCTACAATCAGCTTTCCATTATTCTGTAAATCAACGAATCTTTCCGGGTTCTTTGTCAGGAAAAGATAATTATGTTGCGGTGCTTTTGCGCAGGCAGAAAAAACTTCCTCAATCCAAGAATCAGGAACCCAATGACCAAAAAGATCTGCCATAGAGCATACAAAAATATTCCTTCCGCTCTTTTTCTCGTATTCATTAAGCCTGTATCTATGCAGTGTAGGTTTAAATCCATATGGATACGCTTCAGCCTTCTCTGATTCATCGAAATAAATACGATCATTCAGTTCTATCAGCGCATCATCCGTCCATTTCTCTCCACCACCAGAAAATCTATTTGCAATGCTTCTTGCGTAGCAATATTTACAGCTGTGAAGACATCCGGTAACCGGATTCCATGAACTATCACACCAATCTATTTTTGTTTTTTCCATATTCCGCTCCTTTGATAAATCCTAATTTAACTTATTTAAAACAACTCAAATAGAAACTCAAATTTTTTAGTTCCTGGTTTCACTTCCTACGCAAACCGGAGTTGCCCGGTCTGATCTGCTTCTATTCTCATGTTCGGTGTACGCTCTCCTATTCGGAGATCACTGCAGTTTGCAGATACCAGTGCTTCTGCCATAACCGGCACTACGCTGTTACCTATCCTTGCCACTCGCTCCACAATAGGATATGTTTTTCCTGCAATATCCCTATCAATGATATAATCATCGGGAAATCCCTGCATCAGCTTCAATTCTTCCGGCTTCAGCATCCGCAGAAAAATGTCTTTTATAACATATTGCTCTCCATCAATCTCAATCAGAACATTCACCAGTCCGAACCGATCCTTTGTGGTAATGGTCCCAAGCGGCTTATCCAATGTCTGACCACAACCGGTTCCGTAATATTTGACCATAAACGCAGATACAAGTCCGAAATGTCCAGGGGAAGTGGTGATCGTATGCAGTGGCTCGTCACACCCCTGCCCGATCCCGGTCTTATAAAACTTTGTGACAAATGCGGTTACCAATCCGTACCGGTTGCTGGTATCAATAGTCTTGATAGGATCCGTAAGGAACTGTCCCCGGGAATCCCCCTGCCTGGTTTCACCGTGATACTGGATGATAAATGCCAGTGCATCCTTACTTTTGACGATATACGGATGTGGATTATCAATAATATACTTCCTCACACCATTACCGATTCTGTCCATTGTAGCCGCCGCCAGTGGCTTCTTACGCTCAAATATGGATGTTCCAAGATCAGACCAGTCAATATAGTCACCGCATTCTTTCCATTTCGGTAGTAGTATCCCATCTTTACTGTATGTAGGTGCTGGCCAGACGATTTTATTTCCATCTCGCCGGAAGATTGCATACCATCTTTTCCGTGTCGTAGGTGCCCCATAATCCGCAGCCACAAGTTCCCGACTATCGAAATCATATCCAAGAGAGGTCATTGCTGTAATAAACTTACGGTAGTCCTCTCCCCTGCGTTCCGGTATCGGGTGACCGTCTGCATCCAGCGGACCCCACTGTTGTATCTCTTCAACATTCTCCATTATGATTACATCTGGCAGTAGCACTTTTGCGTGCTTGTACACCGCCCAGGGAAGTATCCGCAATCCTTTTTTGCGTGGTTGCCCGCCCTTTGCTTTGCTATGGCTCGTGCAGTCAGGCGATGCCCACATGAGAGCCACATGGCGATCTCCAACATACTTTTGCAGATCTACCTTAAAAATATCCTCTGTCAGGTGCAATGTGTCAGGGTGGTTTACCATGTGCATCCGTATAGCCTGCGGATCATGGTTTACGGCAATGTCAACAGATCTTCCAAGTGCCATTTCTATTCCTACGCTTGCGCCGCCACCACCGGCAAAGCAGTCAATGATAATGTTATTTTTCATGGCATCACCTCCGGCATAAAATCAGATAATCGCATTTGTGCCATTTCTGCATCTAATCTCTTTTTGGACAAATCATAATAATGTTTGTCCAGTTCAAAGCCAACATATGGATGGTTGGTTCTGTAGCAGGCTATCAAGCTGCTGGCACTGCCTACATGTGTGTCCAAGATAATGTCTCCGGGCTTTGCATAGCGGTTTAGGAGCCATTCATATAGTGCTACCGGCTTTTGTGTAGGGTGGATACGCTTTTCATTTAATGCCTTATTCCCCTGCTGAATAGTTCCTTCAGTAATGGACTTTCCCTGAAACATTCCGTTCCACATATAACTGAACAATCTTACAGAATCATGCATACTGCAGTAAGCGATCTCGCAGTCTGAAAAATCACTGTTACCATTGCACTTGTCCCATACAATTCTTCCTGGACTGAATGGATATTCAAAATAATTACATCCCCAAATTATCTGCTCTTTTGACACCCTAAACAATTCTTTGAAATAATCTTCATCCGGCACCTGCCAACATTCTGACTTTTCGTATATCCTCTGTACACCTATTGGAGATATCTTTTTACCATAGAATCCTCTTCGTTCAGGTCCTGAGAAATACGGTGGATCCACAATCGCAAGGTCAAAGTAACCATCCGGGAACTCTTTCATCCCATCCATGCAATCCATGTTGTAATATCCAAAATCCATTACGGCTCCTTTCTCTTATTTCTGTGCTAAATAGCACATAATTCCACAATCCGGGAATATTTCTGTGTTCATGTCTCCACGGTTTACCGGGCATTCGTTATTCCTTTCTTACAATAGTTTCTGCCTGCTCCTTGTGCATCCTGCCCGCCATCTGCACCAGATAATGCTGTAAGGCTTCTGCGACGCTGATACGGTGCTTTACGCAGTATCGGTCAACGTAACGCTTAAAGTCCTCATTCTGCTCGTACAGGGCGGTGTAATCAATGTTCTGCATCTGTTCCACCTTTTTCTTCTTTCTTCATAGTTAGCACATATGGTATTCCCGGAAAACGTATCTGATACTCTCCATCAGGGCAGTTCTGTTCATGCTTGTGCATAAACCACTCGAAAACAGCCTTGATTGCCATTTTGGTAACGTCTTCCTTTTTTCCTACCCATTTATCATTTTTCAGATTGCCATAGTAAATAGTATCTGTGATAGGGCTGACACCCATTGCCTTAGCCATCTAATCCGCCTCCCCGTAGCGGAACCTTTTTATAAAATCATCCGCATCAATCAATCGCATCGTTTATCCTCCTCCGGTTTCTTGCATCTTTCAAATTCGATAACCCACACCCACGGATTAGCGCCCCAACCGTAGCGGTCAATGTCGGATTTATTGATGGTTGAATCCCAAAGGTCATGAAACATCCCTTTTACAAAATCTTCTCCAACGTGTTTTAAAGGTTCTTCTTCAATTCCTTCTTTCACACACCATTTTCCGTCAATATTCTGCAATCGCTCCACTTTTACATCCGTAACTTTCAGCCAGATACGAGCGGCTTCTTTCGGCATGTGGATGGACGGGTGCCACTTTGCATCTCCATATATTTCATCTGTTGCCCGATACATGTAACAACCACAAGTTTTATACAAAACGCTTTTCTTTGGTTCTTTGGGGCAATTTCCTCTTTCGTCTCCCTCACATTTCCAACATTCAAAACGTTCCCATGTTTCCCGGACATACAGGATGTCGCCCGGACAGATAGGACAGGTTCTTTCTGCTATGCTTAACTGCTCCGTATGTTTCTTATCTGCAAAGTTATGTACTGCATAAGTTCTCTTGTCGGCATTGTAAAATTCCATATCCGGTACGGTATACTCATTTGCATCTTTGCATATCCGCCGGGTGCAAGTCTTTCTTCCGTCCAGAATTGCCCGAACCATTTCTGTATTGAATAAAATCGGTTTAATTGCCATCTGTTCCACCTGCCTTTACAATCTCCAACAAATCATCTACTAAATCCTTGACCTCATACATCATCATAGTGTCGTAGGATTTTGACTGCTGCTCTGCTGTATTATTTCCATATTTCGTACAGTCTTTAAGTAATGCTGTGCGTTCTTCCAACTGCTGCACAACCTTGTCTGGGTCGTAGGCGGTAGGCTGGGCATCTATAACAGAAGCAACGCGTAAAAAGTCTAAGCAATCCATATCTTCGTTCTTTGAAATTGCTTTTTCTAAATCCGCTTTTAATTTATCCGCATCAATCGATCTTCCCATCGTTCACCCTCCTGTTCCATGCTTTAATAGCATAGTTATAATTCAGATAGCCAACCGTTCCGCAATTACATTTCGTACATTTTATCCCCCAATAGGTATCGCCCAATATTGTCGTTTTAACTGCTTGTTTTTTTGCTTCTCCGCCGCAAAACGGGCACGGCTTTAATTCTTCACTCATACTTCATCCCTCCAATCAATGCGCTGCCCGCAATTCGGGCAATAATCATATCTATCATAATCAACCTCATAATGCTTACCGCAGGAAGGGCAAATCCATGTATCGTATACAAGTTGTCCGTCCGAGAATCCGTCTCCCTCGTAATCCGGTTTCTTTGCTGTCTGCTTCTCCACAGCTTTACGGCATTCTTCCACCGTGCCGATCTGGCGGTACTGCTGCACCTCTTCCAGTGCCTTGATTGCCATTTCCAAATCTTTCATTCCACATTCCCCGGATACCTGTCCCGCCGTATGCATTCGATACTTAATTCTTTTACATGCTTCATTCTCCGTCATGGCTACCCTCCTTAACTCCATTTAAAATCCTCACAAGGTCTCATTCTCCGCTGATTCTTACCCCTTTTATTGCATATTCCCCAACCACCGTAATGACAATCTTCGCAGGTAATCGGATATTGATTTAAATTTTCCTCAATACATTTCTTGCACTGGTAAGAATTTTGATTATACACATACCGACAATTACGATTCTTGCGTTTGCATGTCTCCATATTTCTCCTCCAACAGTTCCGGATTGTCAAATACGTTTCCGACAACCTCATAAATACAATCACTGCTTATACGTGGCTTTGATAATCCATACTCATTACTTGTCCGATAAAATCCAGCATAATTCTCATCCCAAAGTACAGTTCCGGTGCAATAGTTTTCTGGATGTGCATCATCATTGTAATGCTTAACAATATCATTCTCCCAAATCACCCTGCCGTTCTTATCCTTAAGACCTGTACACTGGCAGATGGTAGATTGATCGACCTCAACCTGTATTTTTTCAACAGGTGTCCCTAGGCTCAAATCTGCTCCTAATGGAATAATGAAATGGTGTGTGTGCCTACCATCAGTATGCGTCATACAAAAATAAAAACCTTCCACCCATTCCCCATTATCCTTGCGTTTTGCCTTGAATAAATATCTATCCTGCATCCTTATTCCTCGCTTTCTGCTTTCAACCACTGCTCCACCTCTGTCACAGAACACATTGCAACACCGCCCTCTATGGTCTTTGTGCTACCCTCATCATATGTTTCGATTGAACAAATGAAATCTAAAAGTTCCTCGTCCGTCATGCTCCTGATCCGGTCTGCGTTGGTCTGTTTATTTGTCACTGTATATCCATTAGGATGTATTCCATCTTTCATATCATTCCTCGCTTTCCTTGTACGGTTCCGGCAGTGGCATCCAAGCCGTAACCTCACATTTTTGCCAACCATTCGTGAAAAACTTCCCATTCCAAAACGCTCTGAATGGGTAGGGATCGCCTTTAATTGATACAAGATATAACTCCAATGGCTTGTTATCAAATATTTCATTTTCTTCCGGCTCTTCCGGCAGTCTCTCGCTTACCGGAATCCATACCGGCTGATTCTGTAAGGCAGTGATTGCCATTTCCATAAGTTCTTTCCAATATTCTTCATTTACAAGCTCATCCCAATGAGGATTAAACCTGATAATGTCCAAATCCTTGATAGCTTCTTCTCTCTTCATTCCGCACCTTCCATTTCTGCCAGTTTGGCTTCGGCTTCCTCTCCTGTGAGGAATACCGTTTTACCAAAATCGCATTCTCTAAAATATGCTCCTATAAAATGATTTGTTACCTTAGCGTAAATTCTATATTGTTCTCCGCTTTCATAAAATGATACACTAGAAACATAAGCTTCATAGACTTCGTCTTTCATGTTCTCATCATATTCAATATCATCAAACACATTAAATGGAGAAGTGACTACATAAACTGTATCTCCCACCTTGCACGGCAACCGCAGTAGCAATCCCTGCTCTTCGGCTTGTTCATATGCTGCCAACTTTGCAATAGCCATCCTACTCTGATGAGCACTCATTTCACATGGCTCAAATAGTCTTTCTTTATCCTTAAACCATACCATTTCTGAATCAGGTGTTTTTTGTGTCAGTCTCTCCATACTTGCTCCTTTCCGCAACCCTCTTCTTGCTCTCCATCACTGGATAGCTACAGTCATACGGTTTCGTGCGTCCAATTCTAATAGCATCAGCAACCGGATGTGTAGCCATGTAGAGTAAGTCACCGTTCTGGAAGTTTCCTGTTCCCTCTCTCATACAGTTACACTCCTTTTTCCGTATGTACTTGCGATTCCGTATACATTGCAAATTTCTCTGTAATATTTTTCATGTGCATGAATCTGATTATCTACACGGTCAAGTTCCGTCTCACACCACTTTGCAAATTCTTCTGTGGACAATGGTGTCTCTGAAACATCGAATTTCTCTTTGTTGTCAACCACAAAACACACCATATCGACCGGGATGTGGTTCAAATCCGCAAGAATCTGAATCTGTTTGTCCTTGTCCTCTGCTTTTTCATAGTTTTCCAACAGTTCATAACCTGTCATCTGCATTTATATCACCTCTTATCAAGTTTGATTTCTTTATCGTAGCAACTCTTCTTCGGATTTCCCTCTACTGGGGAAACCATCTTTTTAGGATCTGTAGTGTATGCTCCGTTTAGTTTCACACCTATTTTGCTTTTTTCATCAATATAGCATGACGGCTTGTAACGATCCGGTGGAATGTAGTTGTGAATGCGCCAGTGCTTCACCAACACGACACCGCTGTCGAAAGATAAAAGGAATCTGCTGTCTATCAGTATCTTCAAATCATCATCAGAAGCACCGCACATCCTTATGATTTTCCGTGGATTGTTCACAAATCCATCGTCATCAGTGTTCATGCAGATATGGAAATAAAGCATTTGAGCCGTAGCAGGAATATCCAAAAAAGCATCACTCTCAATTATTTTTGCGCTGAACATTCTTTTTTCTGCCATTTAGAACTCCTTACTCAAAAATAGGCTTCTCAATATAGATTCCGGTGTTTTCCACCAGTTCTCTCCACAACTCCATGAAATTCTTTCCGTTGCACTTGTCTCCGGCTTTGTCCATGTGGTCGGAAAACTTATCCTTGAAATTCGTCAGCTTCTTCTTACCGAATCCATCTTCCATAAGAATTACCATTCCATATAGGATGTACCTTGTGGACAAATCATTGATAAGGTTGTTACATCTGACCTGTTCCTGGATGCATTTCTGCGCTACAACCGACTTGTAATGTGGATAATCAGCTTCGGTAAATTCCTTATACTCAATCGTCCAGTCAGCAAAATCGTTAAGCCTGCTCTGCAACTCCGTATAAGGCTCATTCTCGTACTTTTTGTTGTACTCGGTAAATTTACCGCAGAAGTCGGAAAGCTTCGTCTGTGAGTACTTGTAGTCTTTCCACAAGGTATAGCAGAACAATGTAAGTATTCCGGTGAATGGGCTTCTCTCAGCAGACTGCTTCAAAAGTTCTGTCTGCCGCATGATTTTCAAAATTTCCTGCGGATTGTCATATCGTTTTGGCATTTTATGTATCACCTCCAAGTTCTTATGTTCTGCACTATCTAATAATCCGTATTACATTGAACTCTTTCATTAAGCAATTCTTGCATAACTCTTTACCGTCATATTCAATTATTTCTTCCACATCCTCACCGCATTTATCGCAGTATAGATGTTTCACATGGCGGTTAGGACAAGCAGAGCCAATGTAAGGATAATTTTCAGTGGCACATCCGCAGCATTCATCTTCGTATTTCACCATTTTCTGAAAAACTCCTTTAATTTATTGCAGACTTGCTTAAATCTATACTTAAACAAGTACTTTTTAAAAGATTCAGTTCCATATTGATAGCAAAGATACATAATTTGTTTTTGAGTAGAAAGAGATTCATAAAACTCCTTTTCAGTTTCTTCAACGTATTGTAAAAGTACTTCATAGTCTGTTTTATTCATTACTTTCACCGTCCTTTTCTCCATGCAAAAGTTCCATAAACTTCTGATACTGTTTCTGTGAAACGGAATTGTTCTGCTTCTCAGGTTTCAAACTGATGACCAGATGTTTGTCGGCAATGTTCGCCAGTTCCCTAGCAAGGTTGATTTTGCCTTGTGCCAGTCCATCACGGTACCCTTTTCCCGGTCGGTACTCTGCGATCTGCTTCTTTCCATCACCTTGACCACCGGCTGTTTTGTTGCGAAGCTGATATCCCTCGTCCGCATAACGCTTAATCCAATACTGCTCCCACTTGTCCAGTTCTTCTACCGGATAATGTATGAATCCGATTTTCCAACCGTATATATTTTCCGTAGAATATAATCCGTGACTTTTAAGAGACAAATCAATGTGTTGGTATCCGTTAAGATGCCCTGCCAGTCTTTGGAGTAGGTGTACCGCCTGCCCCACATACGCAAAACGGAAACCATCCTTGTCTGTTCTTGTCAGAAAGTAAATTCCACTTCCATCGTCTACGTGTGGATTGACCGCCAGTATTCTTTCACGATTCTTTCTCTCTATGGATTTTGCTTTTGCTATATTCTTCCAATCAGCCAACCACATCACCGCCTATTCTTCTAAAACGCTCATATCATATCCGCTGGCAACAAAACTTATTGTTTTTTCATGGTTACATCTGTTTCCCAAATATGTGTATATTTTTTCCATATCTTTCTCTGAAAAAGTAGTACCCAAAAAATCATTTATTCCTTGCAAAATGAATTTATGGAATTTGTCATTGCTCTTTTTATTGCTGTATGGTTCTGTTTTGTATGCTGCCCTTGAAAGCCATTCCAAAACTTTACACTTCACATCCATTTCTGTTTTACAATCTTTCAATATAAAATATGTGTTGCTTCCGATATGTGCTATAAATTCTACTTTGCTTGTTACAACACTATTCGGAAAGCAATTCATAAGTTTAGATATTAAACTCCACTCAATCAAAACGGGCACTCCTTTCCATTCTGTAAAATCCATTCCTTACCTGCTGCCGCATAGTCCACATTCGCCAATGGAGCAATCTTTTTTACCTCTGCAACACATTCATCAGCATCAGAATTATCACGGCTTAAATGGCACAATATGACGTTCTGCAGGGCATCTGATTTGTTCGCAATGACAAATTCTTTTACCGTTTCCAGTTCCATATGACCACGGTACACATGGGATTTCTTAGCATCGTTGGAATCCTCTGTAATGTACTTCTTCTGATAGTTACATGAAATAAGGATGTGGTTTAATTCATGGAACCGCCACTTAACAAATTCCGTGTCAGTTACATAAAGCAATTTCCCCATTTCCGGGTGAGTAATCAGGAATCCATAACAAGGGCATTCTGAACCATCAGCGTTGGTATGTGTCCACTTACCATCCAGTGTAGTAAGGTCAAAAGTTCTTGCTGTAAAATAAGAGTTTGGTAAAAACTGATTCATTAACAATGATTCATAAGGCTTACATACAGGAATACCCATCTTTATCAATTCTGCAACAGAATTTGAATGGTCTTTGTGTGCGTGGGTGACAACTGCACCCACAACACACTTAATATTCCAGTTAAGACCACGTTTTATGTCCATGATGGGAAGTCCTGCATCCAGTAAAAGTGTTTCACCGTTATCTGCCGTTAGAAGATAGAAGTTACCGGAAGAACCGGAACCTAAACATTTTAGTTTCATGTTTCTACCTCAATTTCGTCATCTTTTGGAAACTGAAATATGCAGTTATTTACATATTCAACTTTTGATGGCTCATTGTTCATGGTTTGAACTATAATTCCACTATTTTTCAATTTTTCAAACTGTTTTACCACATCTTCTGTAATTTCAACATTTTGAAAAAGAATCGGCATACCAACGTATGCTTTTCTAAGCATTTCCATAGCTTTCTTCGATTTTTCTTCTTTGGAATATGTAGCTACAACGCCATGCGCAATTTCTGAGGGTCTGGCAATGGTATCTCTTATCGCAACAATGGAATTATCTTTTGTAATTCCAAAGCAAAAATTTTCATATGGAATATCAGTTCTACCGTCCTGTGAAATAATTCTCATGGTGTCCTCCCTACTTAAAGCAATCCGGTGTCTCTGCGCTGGAAATGTCAGTCTCTGCGGTCTGCGGTACTTCCTCAAATGTTGCGTCAGGAAACTCGATAGTGTTTGCATTTGCCTGTACCTCTTCTGCCACAACTTTTTCCACATCAAGTTTCACATCGGAAACATCAGGAAATTCTTCCTGCGCATACAAACCTTGGAATTTATCCGGAAAAGCTTCTCTTAATGCCTGTACAACAGCAACTTTTCTTATCATTGTTGCAGGCTTTTTAGACCATTGACCGTTGATTGTTCCATCTTTTTTTCTTCCAACATATTCATCGAAAGATACTGACTGGTACTCCGGTGTCTCTCTTCCTTTGATAAACACTTTAGCCCAACCTCCTACAATAGATTCGTCCTTAAGGACAAAAGAACCTTCTCTTTCTTCAACGGAGCCATCTTTCTTCTGAACAATAATTCCTGCTTTTTTTCCTGCATAATTCGGATTTGCATCGGCTCTTTTTGTAAAAACATCTTTTCCGGTAACAATAGTAGCAGGATCATTGTTTCCAAACTTAATGAGGTATGCTTCTTTCAAAAAAGGATTAAGATGCTGATATCTGCAAAGAGACATAAACATCATTACTTCCTGATCCGATACGTTTCCACCACCGCTTACAAGGTACTTTCTTACCGTTGTTGGGGAAATTTTTACAATTTCCCCATTTGATTCGTATTCCACAATTCCTGTGTTTTCCTGTTTCTTTTCGTCTGCCATGTTTCTACCTACCTTTCTACTTTCTTAAGTCCTTTAATGTTAATGATGAATACCTGGGTTGTCTTGGGATTCTGAATAAGCGCAAGAGTACGTTCAGGTATATAATCGTGTTCTTTAATTCTTAAAACTTTGTATTCATCATTTTTGCTTACATCTGACCCTCTTACAAAATTCTGTTCGTATCCTAAAAGACCACTCCATGTACCGTATAAGTTGTACTGACTACCGGTATCTGTGACTTTTACGGTATCTCCCACGCAGATTTCGCCTTTCTTCTCCAGTTCTTTCTCCGGTTTGTAGTTTTCAAGGACAACGTACTCGCTGTGCCATGTGTGACACCTTTTAACAGAGTTTTCAACCTCACATGTTGCATCCTTAACACCAATTACTATGAAAATCTCTCCGTTTTCATATGGTATAAGAAAAGGTTTCGCATCCACAATTTTGATGTACTCACCGACTTTAGCTTTTCTCTTCACCTCCCGTACACCGTTATCAGGCTTCACATCCTCGCCCATCAGCCGATTAAAAGCCAACTTAGCACCAGTACGGAAATCAAATTCATCAGCAGGATTGCAGTTTGCTTCTGCTTTCTCGCCAGTGGACTTGTCCAGTGCAACTACTTTGTTGTCATTGCGGTAGATGACAATAGTTGTGTCTACTTTTTCTAAAGCGGCAGAGAATATAGAACCTATTTGGAAATGTTTTAAAACAATGCTTTCCCCAACTACATCTTTGAAAAAAACAGTGCCACCACTGATTTCTGTGATTTCAATTACTGCATCATTGTCTGCAAAATATCCGCTTTTGTATCTGTCTCCAACCTTAAATTTATGTTCTTTCATCTTACAGTCCCCACTTTCTGTCAAAATCTTCCATTGACTTTTGTATATTCCTATGTGCTTTTACATTAACCACAACAGCAGAAATCACCATGATTGCATATACAACAAATGCTAAAATCTCCGGCAGTAGTACAAGACACCATGACCAACTAATCACTCCAAGTAACTTCAGAACAATGAAAACGATCGTTAAAACCTCTGTAAATCCCATGTTATTCTTCCTCACTTTCCGGCTTAATCATAAATCCTCCCTGATGCACTGTCACATCAGCTTTGTAAATCTCCTTGATGCTTCTAGGCATCACATGATATGTCACATCTTTATCAGCAATCTTGCCTTTGAATTTCAAGGCTCCACGGTCTGAAAGCCCCAGGTACACACCCACGCAACACTTGTCATCAAAATTGAATATAACGGTGTCACCGGCATTGATTGTTTCTCCTCTTGTTGTCAAAACGGAAATGACGGTCTCTTTCTTAATCTGCATTCTCCGCATCTCCTTTCTTTATCTCGTCACAAAATATCTTGGCAGAAATCTCAACTTTTTTATCCATATCATAATCATTATTAGGCATTCTTCACTTCCTCCACTCTCAAACTCGCATCATCACTTCTGCGAAACATAATCAACTGGCTGTCAACATCAGGAATCTTCCAAGGGTCAAGGCTCTCGGTATCGTCAACCATGATAGGCAATTCCACACCGCACCGCTTCTGAAACGCATTGCAAATGTCAATCTCCGTCAGAATCCTTGCTCCGTGGTTCATGTTCCGGCTGTAAGGCTCTCCACGGTATGTAAAGTCACAGCATTCTTCCGTGTCACCATTCACAAGAGGTCTGAACATCCGCACAGTACAGAAAGAAAGATACTTGTTCACATCAGCTTCCAACAGTTCGTTCTTCTTCCGGCTGAATTTCTTTAACAGGTCAAGCTGTGCCTGCACATCCGTAATCTTCTGTGCAATGTTCTTGCGCTCCTGTTCCAGTTCTGCAATACGCTTATCCACACTCTCGTTAATGCTTACACTCGCCAAAGACTTATCAACCACGGAAATATCCTTGCGTATCTGCTCTTCATCACATTTTAACTGGAATCTAAGAAGATTCATGTCAGTGAATTTGTTCATGGCAGCTTCTTTCTCTGCAATCTGTGACTGGATAGCTTTGTATTCTTCTGTGTTGGAAATATCCACGCTTGCCGGAATGGAATTTAAGGCATTATCAGCAATGGCAATCTCTTTTTCCAACCGCTCCACTTCATCCTCGGTCTTTTTCAGTTCCTCACGCTTATGTTCCAGTTCTGCCTGATCCGCTTTGATATGGTCAGCACAGGAAGAACCCTCTTTGGTAATCAGTTCCAGTTCATGTGCCTTGCGTGCATCAAACTCCGTTCTTAACTGCTCTTTCTTCTCTTCCGGGTATTCCTGTCCGCAATAAGAACAGATCAAAGAGTTTTCATCAAATTTAAGGCTTTTATTCAAATCCCAACTCTTCTTCAATTCCTGTCTCTTCTGTTCATACTGTGCAATGCGCTTTTCCAGTGCAGAGATCTCTTCACGAATGGTATCTGCCTTAAGCAACTCTTTCTGATGCTCATTCTGAATCTGATTCAGTGTTGTGCGCTTATCTCTTCTGTCCGCATCCAGTTTTTCATTTGCTTTCTGCTGTAATGCACTCAACTGACCTTTTAACTCAATAATTCCATCAGAAAGCTTATCGTAGGACTTCATACTGTTCTGCGTATCTGTCTGCTGCTTAATGTTCTCTGACAGCTTATCCAGTAAAGCTTTCTTTTTCAGTTCCAGATCCGCAAGGTCAATATCTACTCTCTGACGGCTCACCTCGTCAATACGGCTAGGAATTTCATCTAACAGATCCTGCAATCCCTTGGTTCCATTTCTTCCCCTTGTGCCGTACAACTGCGTATTGCAACGCTTTTTCAGTTCATCAACAGTGCCGTCCTGCAGAACAGCCCTTAATGCTTCAAACTCCGGAAACTGATTGCAAATGTCATCATTACTGTGCTGACCAAACATATCAGCAAGAATTGCTCTCTGATCCGTTCCACCTTTCAGAAGAAGTGTCATAGCATTGATGCAAAGTGAAAACTTATCTTTTCCGCAGACACTCTCTTCCAAAAATGCTTCAAAATCTGCTGCCTTTTTGGGAATATCATTCACATAGTAATCCGTGACATTCCCGGTAAACTCTCCTTTCTTATTGAAGTTCTGACGGCATACTTTTTTCAGAACCTTGTCTGTACCGTCAATCCCCACGGTAACTTCTGCGGTAATATCTCCGTCGATGTCATTGCCGTCCTTATCGTGCGGTCTGATTCCGGTGATCTCTCTGCCGTTCTCGTCACGGCATCCAAAAATATACTGAATTGCTCTTTTGATCGTGGACTTACCTGTTTCATTTACACCGGAAACCTCTGTCCGGTCGTATAAATCAGTGTCCACTACGTTAGAACCATAGAATTTGCAGAAATTCTGCAAAAAGGTGTGTTTAATCCTCATTTTTCCTATCCTCCCAAAGATATAAATACAGTGAATTAACAAACATATAGATTGAGACCGGCTTGTCTGTCTCATTGATCTCCTTGTATAGCTCTGTGCTTGGGTTCATCTTATCAACAACCCACTTGATCGCCCGGTACACACTTTTTTCATTTGTGCTGTGTTTCTCTCCGATAATCCGGTAGATTTCAGAAAGTCTTCTGTTCCGATTCTCAAACATCAGCGTTTCGACCTCGATGATGTACTGGAATCCCGGCAAGTACTGTTTCAGCCCCAGTTCTACCAAGATTTTTCTTATCTTCCTTTCCATTTCCTCACTCCTCCGGCTTTCAGTCTTCTGTTACGTGGATCATGTTGTCCTCTTCGCTGATATACAAGATTCCTGCATCTAACAGTCTTGCAATCAGAATCTCATTCGCACGGACGATGGGGATAATCTGTCGCTTCTGCATAAAAATACTCCTTTCTTAACCATTTTTTCTTCCCGGTATTGCGGTTTACAATTCTGTAATAGAATGCTGTTTCACGGTCAACTTCCCATTCTTTCGGACTGTAAAATATATTTCCGATGCACCCTTTGACGGTAAACCGCTTTTTGGCACTCATACGGTGTCCTCCGCAAGTTTTCCTTGATTCCACCATGAGAAATCACAAACGCTGTCCCTTGAAAAAGAAGTAGCACCATTAGTCCATGTAAATATTTCCCCACCTTCAAATTTTGCAAAATATCTAGGTTTCCAAGGGTCACTATCGGAATTTCTTACGTACACTTTCGTGTCCACAGGCACTTTCGACCAGTCAACAGGTGGTTCAACATATTCCTGCTCTGCCCATTCTTTGAACCTTTCCCTGCATCTGCTTTTATCACTCCATGCGCAATCGGAACAAAGTATTACATTGCAATCACATAACTTTCCTTCTTTGTCCACAGCTATCTCTATACTATCAAGTGCCATGTCAATAATCTGTTCCGCATACTTCTCTCTGTTCGTCATTTTCCATTCATCCTTTCCAGTTCTGCGCTCCTGGTTAATATCCAGTCTGCGTAATCACTTAATTCTGTCTTTGTAGCTGCGTTCTTCTCTCCGTGGTAAACCATGAGGACAATTCCTACATCACAGTACTTTTCAAACAATTCCGACAAGTAGTCGGCTCCCACATGGATATTGCCGTCCACGGAGTAGATGTCCGTCACTCCCAAACGCTCCATGCGGTCTTTATGCCATCTGTCTGAAATCTGCATCAGACCTTTGCAGCCGCCACTTTCCACATCCGGTCTGCCGGAAGATTCTTTCTCGATCATTGCCATGAGCAGTTCCGGGCAGATGCCGTATTCCTCACCGTACTTTACACACGTTTCCTGTGCTTCCTCGGAGATAAAACTGCCGGATGGCTGTGCCGTGGATGTAAATGTGATGGAGAGTGCTATTATAATAGGAAGAAACAGCTTTATTGTTGTTATAATCTTTAATATTCTTTTGTCTCTATATAACATAGAGTAGAATCACCCCCGTGAATATTCCTAATAACCAAAAGAAAACCATAAGGACAACCTCAACTATTTTTCTCATACGCAATACCTCATAGCATATCTCCTTACGATATTCTCAAAGATTACTCTCAGTCTTACATTGTCAAAAATAACCGCAATCTTTGTAGTTCCCTCTTTGATAGCTGTTTTCGTGTTGCCGGCATCTTCCATACGCTTGATTTTATTGCTCTGAAGCCTTGATAAAACACAATGTGCTTCGTTTTCCAGTTCACCGTACATCTGATTGTAAAGTGTCTGATAGTCGATACCGCTCTTTGCGGAAATATTGCGTACCTTTGCATTGATGTCTGCTTTCCAGTCTCCGATAGGCTCTGTGAAAATTTCTTTCATGTTGGTGACTGTACTTTCCAACTTCTGAACCTGTTCAGCTTGTTTCTTCTGTTCCAGTTCCTGTCTCGCCATGCTCTCAGCCATTTGCATAACCATCTGCATCTGTGGAGAAAGTTGTGACCGATTTATTACTTCTTGCTTCGTCCTGTCCTCTATGGTGATAAAATACTGTCTTGCTTCTTTGCCCCTTGCAGAATGGCTTTCCATTGACAGATGTTTTGCAAAGTCGGTAGTTAGTCGGTAATCCTTGCATTCGTTACCGTTCGCCATCGTGGCGAACCCCCACCAGTCCTTGTTTTCCTCGTAAAACTCGTTTTCCTCAATGTTTGTTTTCGCCCATCTTGCAAAATGACTTTTTTCTCCGCTCAAAAACTCATATAACGCTCTTGCAGTAGTCATTCCGTTTTCATCAACACCCAGCGCAATCTCAATGGGTGTTTTCATGTTTGATGTTTGTAATTCGTTCATTGTTCTCCTTTCTGTGGTATAATGTTCTAAAAAACTGGAGGTTTCATATGCTTCTCAAAATCGAAAGAAAAGTACTTAGGAAAACTGTAAAATCTTCTGAATGTTCCATTTCATTGTCTGAAATAGGGAATTACAATGGTGAAGATGTTTACCAAGCATTTTTGTCCTTAAAGGAAAAGGGATATTTCACCATAGTTAGTTCATCCATAAATCGTGAAATGTTCAAATTTACTTTGTCTTCAAAAGGAAGATTCTACAAAGAACATTTGTTTCTCTCATTTTTAAGAAATATACTCATACCTTTTGTTGTGTCTTTAATAACTGCAACTGCAACATACCACTTAGAAAAAGTAGCAGATAGCTATTCCGACAGCCGCCCCAGCCAATGCACTTATGAGTTGAACCAATGCAGTGATCCAAGGTTCTAATTTGTCAAGAAGATCTCTCTTCTGGCGGTAAGTCCATTTTTTCATTCATGTTCTCCTTTCATTGCATGAGAAACTGCATTACAAATGGTCGTATGCTGTTTCTCTTCATCATTCATGGACTTCTCAATTCTTTTCAGAGTGCCGTCAATGCTCTTTAAGGTTTTGAGAAGTTCTCTCTCAAACTGACTTTGCATTTTATTTCTCCTCTCTGAAATATGGGAGCCTATTCTTTTTTGAAGTTAATGCTTTCGATTTCTCCTAACCCATCCTGCATAATCCGCAACACTTTCATATCCGTTGCAAAATTAAGTGCATTAAGGTCAAGTGTCAGAGTAGGAATATCATCCCCGACCCCCTGTTTCAGTGTGAAACTTCTCACACCGTTAATTTTGTGACCGTCAATTAGAATTTCTGTAAAAATTCCCTCTTCTCCGTCACACTGTCGAATTTCAATTTTTGATGACTTCACGTTTTTCCTCCTGCTTCTCCTTCCTTATTTTGAAATTAACGCATTTATCTTTACATTCAGATAATCAGCTACTTTTTGAACCTTGTCCCAAGAAGGAGAAATATCATTCCATTTGCACATACTTCCCTGTGAAAAACCGCAATCTTCTTCGATTTTGCGTATGGATATTCCTTTTTCTTTGGCAATAGCTTTTATTTTGTTATATAACAACCTTATTCCTCCTTTCTGTTATTAAAGGTTCTGAATATTTCGCCAAAAGTTGTTGACTATCCTCTGAAAATATTCTATAATGTTCGTTGCGAGTGAAAATTACAAAGTATTTTTTAATGGCATTTATAATGTCCTTATTTTGTTGCGATATTTTCAGAACCTTTAGTTACATTATAAGCGATATTTTCAGAATGTCAATACTTTTTTTTGCGATTTTTTCAGAACTTATTGAGGTGAAAATATGCTTAAAGAAAATGTGCAGGAATTATGCAAAGAAAAAGGAGTATCTTCAAACGTTGCAGAGAAAGAATTAGGATTC